TGGTCAGGACAAAAATCATCACCAAGAACCTAACGGTTTTGTAATACTGCCAAAATGGCAGGTCAAAATGGCAGTTACAAACCTGTTAACTGCCAAAATGGCAACATTAGTTGAGCTACTGCCAAAATGGCAATATAAGAGGGAGTGATAGTCTCGGGCTAGCATAAGTCGAGATCATACTGTCAGAATGACAGTGGTGACTGCCAAAACGGCAGTATAAGAAGGGGTCATAGTGCCAAAACGGCAGTCGAGTTGGACTGCCAAAATGGCATGCCAAAACGGCAGTCTCCTGGGAGGGTGTAGTCAGAGTGACGACACTGTCAGAATGGCATGTCATAATGACAGGCCGACCTAGTATTAGGAAACGTGATAGTTTGATATCAAACGACAAAAAGGATAGGTGAGATTATCACCTATCCTTATAGTTTCAGATTGTGAGAGAATTAGATTCTCTACTTGTTTGATATCAAACTATTCTGCTTTCGCTTTCGCTTTCGACTGTTTCACAAATCCGATATCGACTCCGCCGAAGCATCGATAGTACGGGCTGACTTCTCCCTTAACCTCCCTATACGTAGTCCATACGCTCGAAGTCATATCTCCCCCAATGTAGTTGGTAACTAGTGCCACCATTGCCGACATTGAAGCGGGGGACGTCTTGGCCCAAAGATATTTCTTCTTGGCTTGTGACTTCTTGTCATTCTTGATTCGTTCGAATAGATCCGAGAATACCATAGAGAACGGTCCACTGTCCGCTGTAGTTGCTCCGAGTGCTCCGAGGAATCCTTCGACAAGTTCCCAGTCGATTACCAAGGGTTCATCTTGAAGGATTGCGGCTTTCGCTGCGATCTTCCGTTCAGCGTATTCCTCAGGGGTCTCGGAAGGATCTCGGACGATTGACGCAAGCCGTTCGTTAGTTGCATCCTCTCCGTTGGATGCCAGAACGAGAGCCGTTGCAATGACTGCGGGGGAGAACAATTCCGAAAATTGCCTATCGTACTTCCCGGATTGACTTCGTTGCGATTCGAAAACGTAGGTGACGAATCGCGTGACTTCATCCTCTCCACCGAGTCTATCGACCAAGTCGAACCGCTCTTCCTGGGGGAGTTTGTCGCCAGTGGAACTAACGTCGTTACCCTTCATTCTCTCCGAGATACACCCCGTTAATTTCTTTCGCAAGTCAATCAGAGACTTGTCTCGGAGTCCCTTCATTACCGCTAACGTATCGTGTTCACCCGATAGCTTGGTTTGAACCGCTTCAACGACTTCCAACGATATGATCGTGTCGTCGGTAGTGTCGTCGTCGGTCGATTTCCTTGCCCTTGCCTTGTCCGCTAGGTCACGCCATTGCGGGGGCAATCCCAGGTGAATGTAAATCGTTCCGAGTGGTAGCCCGGCGGCCCGAATAAGCATTAACATTCCGTACCGATGCTGGCCCGAGATGATAGTACCATCCCAACAGTAGGTAATCGGGTCCATTGCAGACAAGCCCCATAAGCCACGACTTCGCACGTTGCTATATGTACCGAGTTTGCCGATTGGACCAACACGAGAGGGACTGTAACGCCTATTGTTGGGGTTACGTGTTGCGACAAAGGATTCCTTGCCGATGGTAATGAAGGGGAGACTCCCTTCCCCTGCGGCTTCCAAGCCCATAAGAAATTCCAGAACGCCGGGATTGTCCAAGTCTACTTGGTACACTTCGGAGAACTCCGAAACGTGTTGATTAAGCGTTGCTATCGCATCGCTAGTGAGTTTGGCGAAACGGTTTGCACTAGATGCCGCAAGTCGGCTTGCTTCGTTCTGTGGGCCAATGCAATGCTTTGCAAAGGCTGATTGCAATTCGGCTACGGACGACAACTTCTTGACCATAATAAACCCCCGTAATGGGATAGAGTAAGCAATTGCGACGGTCTATCGCATTGCCGATAACGTAGTGCGAACTATTCGCACTATCGAAAGCCCAGCATGGAATCGAACCATGCTTAAACCGTATGGGCTTGGTTGGTTGTCAGCAGTCTAGGATACCAAGCAAAACGGCTTGTTTTGCTTCCGATAGTTCAGCCCGTAGTTGATTCTGTACGTTAAGCATTCGTGACATAGACTCACGCATTTCTATGATTGTCTGTTCTTGTTCCCGAAGTCTCAAAAGTAGAATCTCTTTGTGTCTCTTTTGCTGTTCGACTTCGTCGGCACAAATTTGGATCATTTGCCGATAGTTTGCAATTGCTTGCCGATACGTTGCGTCTAGCCGTTCTGAAGATTCCATTTTGTTTCCCGTTCGTTTGTGTTGCGGTTCGCGTCGTTGCGTCGTTGCCCCGACACAAACATCATCGGCCCGAGTTTGCAGAAATCTACTGGCAAAGTTATCGGAATTGTCGTAAGTCGTTACGTACCAACGACTTAAAAAAATAAATTCCTTTCCCATTTTGCTAGTTGGACACTTAGTATTTCAACCACCAAAAGGGGGGTATGGTCTGCAATGGTCGGAATACCGACACTAACGACCGATAAGGGAAGTCTAGTTGCCATAAAGAAAATTCGGGCAATTCGACTTTCTATTCTAACGACTTTGTAACCTATACACGTACGCGGAATATCGGAGTTGCGTACACACGAGAAAATAGTATGCCAAACTTACGTTACAAACTTGTTAGCTATCCAATTTGTAATGTGGCCCATTCGGGTGGGATCGAATTGACTACACCCCCAAATAGGTGGGATCGAATTGACTACACCCCCATTCGGGTGTCCTCAAATTGACTACACTGTAGTCAAAGTGATGACACTGTAGTCAAATTGACTACACTGTAGTCAAATTGACTACACCGCCCTACATTACAAAATTGTTAGGTAACAAAACCGTTAGGAAAACTCCTAGGCGATCTACTAGGGGGGTGTCCCAGGGGGGGTGTACGTGTATACATATTTCTGGGTTTTTTCTGGGTTTTTTCTCTCACGTATATGTATACGTCTGGGTTTTTCTGGGTTTTTTGTTGGGGAATCGGTGCACGTATAGAACGATATCTGGGTTTTTTGTGGCAAAGAAAGAGGGATAGTGAGTGTATCGGTTAAGATATACTCAGTATCCCTCAGGCCAGACAAGGATATTCGATACGATATCCTTGGGAAGAATAAGAATCAAGAACGGAGTTCAAGTTATCTCCGGTTACTGTTCGAGGTGGAACTGGAAAGGATGAATCAAGATTCTGAATGACAAGTTCAAACAAGTCAATTCCGATTTCGAATACTTCGACGACAACGATCATCGAGGAAGGAACGTACTCGCTGAGAGTTCTGAGTGCTTGCATGATTTACCTTGTGATAGTGAGGATTCGAGTTGCTGAGTTCGACAACGAATAGTAAATTCCATTTAGGGGAATTTAGCTATGAGTTTGGTATCATCAAAAGATACTAAATCGCGTGGTCGTAGTTTCTTGAGTCAAACCATTATACACAAGGGAGAGAGTAAGGCAAGAATATCACAAAGATTCTAAGATGGTATCATATTATGATACTAACCCGCGTTCGGCAACTACTCCCCCTATTTTGGAAAGTCCGGTTTAATATCATATAATGATACCATACCGCCGCGTTATGGGGAGGGGAGGGAGGGGGTTTATAGGCCCATGAAGGGGGCTAGAATCGCATAAGAAGCGTCGGCGGGTTTAACGGGAATGGAAACCCGCGAGTGTACGAGAACGATTCTGGAGAGCGGGTTAGTATCACAGGAAGATACCACATCGAGTGGTGAGGGAAGAATGTACTCAACTACGAGATACTAATGAGATACTCACCGTCCTACTTTTCACTCAGAGTAGTCTTATCTACGATAATCCTCTCCTCATGCTTTTCCTGGGGAGGATCTGGGAAGGAGAGATAGATGAGGTTCAGTGTGTGATTCATGAGGGTACTAGAGAATGGTAGCCCTTGTTGTTGTGCTGAATCTCTGAGCCATGATAGGATTGTTCGTTGGTTACGACGACATCCTTCTACTCCCCAAGCATCCATGATTGCAGCTCGTTCTTCACAGTTGCAAGTAGGATCTTTAGCTACGAACCATGAGAGGATCGAAGCTAGCTTAGTTCCAGGTCCGGTTCCCACTTTATGGAGCTTCGGTAGTCCAATGGAGGTTAGCACTCCATCGGCTATAAGCGTGGTCACGTGGTTAATACTTCTGGGTTTTTTACACAGAGAACATGCCTTGCAATCTTCCTGGGAGGGGGAGTACTCTGTGTCTGTGAGTAGAGAGATGATGTTGCAGGTTTCATACTCAGTGTAGTATTCACAACGTTCGGTCATTGACTCTTTCCTCTTGGTCTAGCATTTCTCCATTCTTCCCAGTCGATACCGGTTTTATATTGGTCACTGATCCACTTTCTTCCACGTTCAAGAGTGACTAAGTGCCAGTGTACTGGGTGAGCACTATGGAAGAACATTCTCTCTGTGATCCAGTCGAGTTTATAGTTCCTCTCCAAGTCCCAAGGAAGCCAGTAGTCCCACATGGTTTGTCCGATACCGAACTCCATCTGGGGTAGACTCCTTACGTGTTCTGGGAATAGAAGGAAAGCATCTAGTCCCCAATCTTCTGGTTTGGCTGTACTGTAATCGTTTTCCCAGTTGTATCGAATACCGGTAGCTATCTCTTTGTTGGCATAGCTTCGTAACAATCGAGCTTGATCTCCATAGATAGCAATATCTGAATTGATCAGAAGGATTGGATTGTCTATCTTTAGGCTTATGTCCATAAGACTATTGATACGTTGGGTTGGGAACTCATACATTGTAGTAACGTTGGGACATTCTACCCAGGTATCAACTTGAGGATACATAGAAGTAAGTCGTTCAATTTCCTCAGCCGTATTAACAGCAATGATTCTCAATCCGAAATACTTCCAAGAGTTAAGGCATCTTTCTTGTACGTCGAGATGCTTTGGAAGTAGAGAAAGAGAAGTGACTGCTGGAAAAGGTAGGCGAGGTTGTTGAAGTTTTCCCCAAGTAATGTCAGGACGATAGAGGAGTTTTGCTTCCTCTAATGTGAAGGTTGGTTTACCAAGTTTGATGTTGACTTCATTGTGGATCATCACACCCCATTCAAAGAATGCTTCTGGGGAGGAGAAGTCTGGTGGATGGATTGTGATAATTGCTTTAAAATCCTCTTGACAAGAACATTGAGCTGGGATAAAGTATTGCCACATCTCGAAGAATACTGGATCACACCCACGGTATCGGTGTAGAAATAACCATGCTCTCCGTCCTTGATATGCTGTTGTTGCAGCAGTATCCTGGGAGAGTCTTGGTGTTTCCTGTACCAGCCGTCTTTGTTCGGCAGTACGTGGTTGTGGGACTTTCAAGAGTTCTCTTGTTGGAGAATCTTGTGCATCTGATCTTATGAAAACAGCTCCACCAAACGGATTGATAATTGTACGTTGTGTTGGTCTGGTCATTATGGTTTGGTTAGATTAGCAGCCAAGAAGGTGACGTTGAATGTAGCTGTAGCAGCAGGCATTATGTGATGTCCGGACAATGTAACTGTAATAAGACTGATTGGGAAACAAACTGATTGTGGACTATCAGTACCTTGATCTACATTGATGGTAGCTGTAGAATCATATCCCAATATACCCCAATACTTAGGATTACATACTTGACACTCAGGTGTACCGCAAGTAGTTATCCAACAGCATGTGCTATTATAACACATATATGGAACACTTGGAGGGACTCCTGCCATACCACATCGTTTAGTTTCAGATGGTTGACCGGTTAAGTAGAAAGGTGTAGTAAAATCTTCTGGGCAAGCTAGACCACTTATATTACTACATGACACACAACCATTAGATCCTATTAACAAAAGAGTAATACAAGTAGGATATGTCGGTGCTTCACCGATCCATGTTCTATCACAATTAAATGTTTGGGTTCTATCAGCACACTGAAGTTCACCACATCGTACACAAGCTACTCCATCTTCGCATGTTCCACCAGGACCACAGACGAATCCACACTTCCCTGCACAATTGAAGTTCAATACAGTTGCTGTCCAAGTACATGTCTCTATTTCTTCTGGGATAATTTGAATACACTTACTGGTAAAGCAGATTTCATCCAAGTAGCCATAGATCCAACAACTGGGTACACATCCTCCAGCTCCGGTACAATTAGGTTTACCGTCAATTGTATGTGATGTTAGAGTTGGTTCATCATCATAAAGATTTAGACGACAGAAGTAATACTTTCTTGACCCTCCATCTAATCCTTCCAGGAGACTTGCAAACCCCCAGGGAGGGCAGTCCCCATCACCACAAGTATCACAGTCATTATCTGAAAATGAAGTATCGTCTGGACAATCGATACAATCACTACATGTGAAGTCAACAGTGTAAACATAATTCTGGTAGATCATTTGATATGGTTCTACCTCGACTTCATACACCGACATTAGATACCATTTACATACTGGTGTCCCATCACAGATGAATTCACCTTTACCATAGAAGATGACTAGATTGCCAGTTTTATATCGAATTTCCATTCGAGATCGGTACTCAGCATACCATCGACTATAGCAATTCTTTAGTATCTCTGTCGGAGGATCTGGAATACAGCATTCTTGCTCTGTGACTGGACAACTAACTGTTCCGGTTGTGAAAGTTCCACTTGGAGCTTTGACCCAATGTTCATCTGTATCGTGTATTGCTTCGTAAGATAGATTCTGGGTCCAAGCACTACAGTAAGTGTTCCAAACTCCGGCTCCACCTTGTGTGAATTCTTTACTGAAGCAACAACCACCTACAGTACCGTTCCATCCATCAGCAACTGGTGTCCATCCTGTTACAGAAATCTTAGGTGGAACTATACCTTCTGCCGGGCAACAAGCATCTACACAGCAATTAAAGAGGCTCCAACAGGTCATAATAAATTAGCATTCAGTAAAGACGGCCATCCACCTACCAACATACTCACATGCAAATGCTCGTTTCAAAGCATCAATTGGAGTTGTTCTACTTGGATTCCAAATCATGATATCTAAAGTATCATCAGCCCAAAATGGTGTAGATGTTTGGGGTTTAACAACTGTACACAAAGCACTACCACCAGCAGCAATTCCACCAGTCTTTGTAACCACATAAAGCCCGGCTCGGTATCTCCTGGCGATGTGGACCATACAGTGGGATTTAGTGTTATTGATGTTACCGATGATCTCAGCTCGACCCATGAGATCGTATGTGAATACACCATTTACTATATCTATTCCACGATAACTGGGGAGAGACGAGGATGGTACTGTTCCTTCGAGGGACAACCAGGACATGCCAGTCATCAATACCTTACCTGCTCGTTCTTGGGTAATAGCTTCTTGTGCAATCCCCCAGGAAGGAAGCCAGCCGTGATCTGTTTGATTGTAATCAGCTAGCATGTCCACTTCAAAACAGAACTCGTTTGGTACTCTTGTTGCGTTATCTATGGCATTGGTATTGAGTTCAAAGATCGGAGTTCGAATCAGAACTGGTTGATATGGTTCAATCCTATCTGTGCTAGATGCAGCAGACGAGAGTTGACCTATGATCTCCAGTCTGGGTTCCTGTCGGTCCAGTGCAAAATCCGTTATCCTGGGGGAGGATTCAGACTTGAAGAGTTGGTTTAGAGTGCGACTCTTAATCGCTTCTCTGACTGGTGTTCCTGGACGAACAGGTTTAAATGTCATAATAGAAACTGATTGAAGTCTTGAGTATCGTAATATCCATACACCGTTCGGTGGCTGGGGATTCTAAGAATACCTCCAGCAGTGTTTGCTAGGATTTTCTTTTGGTAGATGTACGAGACAATTGACCATCCAGAATAGATGCCGGTTCCCATCAGTGGATTAGCATAAGCTGATGGTGGGAAGGATGAATCACCGATAATATCGTACTGTTGAGTGTAGTCAATTACTGGTGGGTTAGAACTAACAAAGTCATCGGATGGATCGGTGGGTATACTGTTTGGTTGTTGGTAGAAAGCGAAGTTTGTTTTGACTTCGAATTCAAGAGTGAGTGGTACTATTTCATACAGATCACTTTCACCACTGTATCCCATAAACATCACACTCTCAGGAGCAAACCCGAAGAATGGAAATCTGTTGAGGCAGGTGATCAAACGAGACAACCTACGAACGTAAGCGTAGGTGAATCTATTCGGTGGAAGATATTGTGTGATCTGAAATTTGAATTCACGAGCATATACTTCTGCTCCAGCGATTTCTTCTTCAGATACACCAATAGGATACCACAATCCAGCAGTAAATGGGATAGCTTCTCCAGCCGGAAGTGCAAGGGCTTTTTGACATTCCAGAACTTTTGCTTTCTGAATGGTCATCTTGCTTGCACTACCATTGAATGAGACTTGGGTATATCTCTGGCTGTTCTGTTCACCAGCAGATGGACCTGTTTCTCCACCACCAGTTCCAATGCTAAGATTGCTACCGTTGTCATCTGGGATGGAGTATGTGATAGACACTCTCCATCGAGCAAAGTTCATTTGTTTGGCTTCCATGCTGTCAGCATATAGCATGACAGCATTATTGTCGTCCAACCAAAAGAGGTATGTCGTTGGGAATTGACCCCAGAATACACCCATCAATTCTTTTTGAACACTCGTGTCGTCGAAGATGAGTTCGGTGTTAGTTCCTGGGAGGTAGCTGGTAGTTGCATTAGCTAAGAATGTCTCTGACTGAATAACGAATACGAAAGTCTTTGAGATACTCTTTTTGCTTACAGAGAAATTTCTGGATTCACCTTCAATTTCAATGTAGTCAACTGAATCAGGACCACCATAGTCATTTACATCAGCCATTATTAAATTCCCTTGCCGCTTCGTTTAGAACAACATTGAGTTCATTACGGTCGTAGAACTGGTAAACTTTCTTGAGATACTCGATCGCTTCTAGTCGATTGATTTTAACTAGTTGCGGTTTTCCGTTCATCTCAATAACAGTAAGGGGACGGAGTTTGCTTGGAACAAAGAATGCTCTATAGGTTTCATAGAACAGCGGCACGATCTCATTTTTCTGGGAGGAGAGAGACCTTAGTAGCTGGTGTGCTAGTGCTGATTCTTGTTGTCCTTGGATTATGGTCATCCTATGCCTCCACCTGTTACTACAGCTCGTTTGATGCCACGGAGTTCTTCAAGTTGCTCCTTCTCGATTTCTTTACCGTCTTTGAATGACTTGAGGTAAGCTCGTGTGTCACTCACACCACCAGTAACTGCTTTGACAGATTCAATAATTGCTTCACCAACAGCTTGAGCTTCAGCACCACCCCAGAGTTTCCTGGTGGGATCTTGTCCTGCTGCTTCTTGTTGCATCTCTGCAATCATAGCTTGACGTTCTATCATTTGTTGTTCAAGTTGTTGAGTGAGGAAAGCTATTTGTTTGCCCATCAATTCTTGCCAACTACCGGAACCAGCGTTAGCAGCATTAACTGTTCCTGCACGGGCAGCAGCCATAGCTCCAGTGTCTTGGTTCATGATTGCTTCGATTTCTTTAGCTCGCCTCTTACGTTCGATTTCAATTCGAGCTTTTGCCATTGAAGCATTTACTTCATAAATACTCTGATTATTCCTTGCATTTTGTTGTATTCTAGCTCCTGCTCCACCGAGTCCAGGTAGTTCTGATACTACCTCTCCAATGGCGTTTTGAAACTTTGCTAGGAATTCCATCAAAATGGAGTTAAGTTCAATGATTGCTTTGAATAGACCGGAGATAAAGAAGTCAATTCCCTGGATAATAGAAGTAACGATACCAGATATACTTCCTCCAGAGAATGATCCCATGATGTCCCCAAATGCATCCATTACTGGACTGGCTAGCACACTGGCTGCATTGGTGAGTCCATGATAGAGTGATCGAACGATGACTTCAACACTCTTGTAGATTTGTTGGAAGAATACGACAACGTATTCTACGTTGTACATGAAGACATTCCATGCAGCAATCAGTTGGTTTCGTATGATTGCGATAACTCCCTGGAAGGCTGCACCGATAGCATCGAATCCTGTTTGGGAGAATCCTTCTTTAAATGCTGTGAAACCTATTCTCAATAGTTCAAATGCAGGAGAGGCGTATGTTGCAATTCGGCTGATTTGAGAGATAGCTCCTGCAATTCCACGACCAAGTGCAGCAAAAGCATTAGCGATGACCGGGATCTTGTCTCCAAAGATAAGGAGAAAGTTTAGAGCCATCCCAACTGCATTCCAGGAGAATACAAATCTTGCTAGAGTAGTAGAGAATTTAAGAAATCCCATACTCAAGCTCATCAATCCAAATCTGGTCGCCTTCATTTTCTGGAGGAGGAGACCTTCATGGATTAGATTAGCCATTCCTTTTGATTTGCCTATGTTTGCAAGATTGGCTCCCTTAGCAGACATTCTTAGATCCATAGCCTTTTGCATACGAGCAACTTTAGCTGCTTGCATTGCATAAGCTGAGGGTTTATTGAAAGCTACTGCTGCTCCTCCAATAGATCCGAGCATAAACTTTCCAACACTAGCTATTCCTTTAAAGCCAGTTTGTAGTCCACCCACTACAACTGAGAGTCGAGCAAGGACGAAGGAAAGTGTTAGTGATGCTGCACCGATAGCAATGAGAACTGGTGGAATTGCAAACAGTGTTAGGAACAACGCTTTATTTTCCATAACAAACTGGCGACTATATCGTGTTACTCCAGCAATGGCGTTTGCTAGAGCACTGATTTCTGGAGTAACTGCTTCACCGATTTCTAAACCAAGAACATGCAATGCACCAAACAATCGACGAGTAGCACCACCAAATTTGGATTCCATTTCAATAGCAGCAAGCCGAGATTCTGCTCCTGCTCGTCTGATGCTTTTAGTAAATGCTTCTACTCGGTCAACTTCCATTGCAGCAGTAAAAGCACGAGCACCACGAATATTGAATACATCTTGAAAGAATTTAACTTTATCGAGTTGATTCATCGAAGAAGTTAATTTGACAATGCTGGCTGAAGTTGCAGCTAAATCTACGCCCCCACCCTCTTTCATGATGATGTTAAATGATGGGAATTTGGATTTAATTACATCCAAATTGTTAATCATGTTCAACATCATAGTGTTCAATGACGTACCAGCAAGAGATCCCTTAAGACCTGCTTCAGACATCTGAACGAAGTAACCCATAAGTTCTTGAACAGAAATACCGAGAACTTGGGCGGTACCTCCGGCATATTTAAATGATTCTCGGAGATCGGCAATCTCAATGGTACCGAGTCGAGTTGCTTTCAATAGTTGAGAAGTTAATTCGGTACTTGTTTTCATCCTACGATCTAGGGAATCTGTAGCACCAAATAATTCAAAGTTTCTAACAAGATTTGCTACTAGATCAGCAGATTCAGTTAAAGAGTAGTTAGTTCCTTTTGCTAAATCGATTACAGATTGGAGTGATCCTTTAATTTCATCTGCTGAAAATCCAGCTTGTGCAAGAGCAACCGCTGCTTCTCCTACTTTGTCGGCTGTAAATGAAGTTGTTTGTCCGAGTTCTAGAATTGTATTTTTTAGATCAGTAACAGTTGCTACTTGTTCTTTAGTCTTATTTCCGAAGTATCCTAGTTTAACTGTAAGGTTAAGAATGATATCTTCGAACTTAGCAAAGTTCTTTAGAACAGCACCACCGGCCATTCCAGTAAGCAATCCACCACCGAAAGCATTTGTAGCTGCATCTCGGAATGCCCGAGAAGCTGACATCATTTTCGAACTTAATCCGTTCACAACACCAGCAAATTGCTTGGTTGCTTTATCGGTAAGTTCAACAACGATGACCGCTTTACCTGCTGTAATGCTTTGACGGGACATGGATTAGTTCCTGGGGACAAGTGCTTCACGAGTCATTATCTAATGATAATTCCCGCTCATTGCCTGGGGGAGTGGAAGTTGTGTACTGCTGCTCTTAGTGCGTCTGGGCCTTTATTAAGGGAGGCACGCTTGCTATTTGGAAGCAGATCAGATGATTGTGCAGAACAGGCCCAATAGATTTGATCACGTTCTTGAGCTATCTGCTCGATGTACATGATTTCACCTATGGTTCTGTGATCTATTGAGATTCCTCTGGACTCGAGTCTGAAGGCAATGTGGATGATTCCGGAGAGTCGATCTTCAGTTGCTTCATTTCTCTTTTCATTTGATCCCACAGATCCCGAAGTACCCCCTTCTTCTGGGGGCTGGAAAAATTTATGACGGCGGCCCAGAATACTTCTCGGAATCCTTCGATGGCATCCGGCTCACTGTCAAGAAGTTCTAGGAATTTCTCAAAGTCGAATGCGACTTGTGGTTCAAGAAAGAACCAGCAAAGATTGAGAGTTACTTCGTCATCTAGTAACAATCGTCCCGCAGTTGTATTGGTTACTTTTTCGTCAATGAACAACTTGAGGATTTCAAGATCGAATCTACTGGGGAGAGTACTGTATGCTAGCTTCCATGTGATCTCGATGGGATAGGTTTTACCGTTGAACAGGAACTTTGCGATTGGTTTGGACATAGTGAGGTTGGTCTTTGGTCAAGAGAAAGGGAAAAAGGCCGAAGGTGAAGTTAGTACATCCGCACGACACACCAACGTTCTTGCATCATCATGATGCCCTCCGACCTATTTTAAAATTTATACAAGTAAGGTTCCCTCCCAGGAAAAAGGAAGGACCCCAACGAACAGCAGATCTTCAATGAAAGATTTGACTGTGAGTTACGCTACTGGCTTTCGAATCGGATCTCGGGTTACTTCAGCACCGAGAGCATTTGCAATGATTTCGTTCAGAGCCACAACAAGTGCGTCTCGATTGAAACCACCCAAACCTACTGCTTTGTACCCACCACGCCGTCCGGTCAGCATCTTGTTTTCTGGGAGGACTCGATCTTGTTCCACCAGATTCATGAGAAGGCTGTCAACCTTTTCTTCTCCCAACCAGGAGATGATTGGACCGACGTCTGTGAAGATTTCTTCTGCTGTGGTATTGGTGATACCACGGTAGATGTCATGCTTCAAGATTTCGTTAGCCAAGGCTTCCATGTCATACGTGGCAAACGATCCTGGGTTGTACGTGGCAATCGTACTTGCTGCTCGGGTAATAACAGGAGCAATGTAGCATCCTGATTTCACACAAGCTGCTGGTTTGAGTTTGTAATTTTGTTTCTGCGATCCGGTTTCTGGACCAGAGATCGTAGCTTCAAAGTTACGCCACTTGCCTTTGAACCCAACATTGTCCAAGACCGAAATGTATCCGGTAAGGATAAGTAGGTTACGGGCATAGCTACCAGCACGCATGGAGTTGAAGTAGATAAAACCCTCATAGAGAGTATCTACCAGTTGTTCTCCGGAGACTTCCAAGTCTCGTTTGCTTTCGGAGTATTGACGATAGAGCAAAGATGGATCACGAGAAGAAAGTTCTTCTTCGCTTTCCGTTTCGGTGATTGTTACGTCACCGGTGATTCCTTTGTGGAATACCCACACTGGAGAAGTACACGTTGAACCTCCAGCAATGGCTGGGTTATCAGCGGTGTCATAATAGATGGATACGTCTGTACCCTTCTTATCACACTGAGTAAGATCAGTGAGCATTGGCATTGAATGGTTCCTTGTTGGATAGTTGTCTACGGATTCATGTTGAATTGGCGAGCCATGCTCACACTAAATTCTTTGGGGATCTTCCCTCTTGCAATAAGTTGTTTAAGGGTGTGATTCATAAATGATCGTTCAGGGTACTGATAGTACGCTTTACGACTAAAGTATGTACCACCAAATTCATGAATGTGAGGAACAGGTTCGTTAAAGAAGTTACTCCCAGGAAATTTAACAGGACCAATGATTGCACCATTTCTATAAACGGTGTATTCAATGATCCGCAATCCACCCCTCGTTTTAGCGAAGGGTGGATGTCCTGCTGGAGCTGTTCTTTTACTTACCCTCAGAGTCCGAATACATGCACCACGGATAAGTGCTGCTACTCCTCTAAGACCCTTTGTTTTTCCTTTATCAACTGTGTAGTTGAATTTTTGGAGATAGAAGATTCCTCGAAATGTTGCACTGAATGTCATCAGGTGTAATCCTGGCTAGTACAAGCCTGTCGGTTGAAAGTGAAATCTGTTACGGACAGAAAGTTCCGTTGATTTAATTCGATCTCTACTGGGGGTTGTGCTTCCACATTCGTAATCAAATATGGATTCCAGTTACCAGTCAAAGTATTTAAATCGAGTTTTTCACGCAACTCTAGGACTCGTTTAACCTCGTTCCAATCAGTGACATCGTTTCGACTGAATCCACTAAATGGTAACAGAAGTGCAATACTGATTTGGAGATCTACTCCAATGCTACTTCTACTCGCCCGTCCCGTCATTTCCTGGGAGAAGGAAGTTACTAGTGGCATCACGTAGATCTTTGGTTCCTTTGAACTCACGAGTTGTTCGGGATCGAGACATGCCTCAACAGATATGAAGTCAGGGATTCGATAGTATCCCCAGTAAGCCATACCAAGACCGTTCAAGTATGTCACTATTTGTTCGGTAAGTTCACCTAACATCTAACATCCCTTTTCTGTTGTGATAAGAACTAGTCTTATACGTTCATGATCGTTGTAGAAGAACGACCCTTTAGGATCTATGACTAGTTCGTACAGCGTGTGGGGATACCCAACAACTTCGATTTCAAGTCCTCGTACCAAAGGAAGTTCAGTGGCTTCGAAGGCAACTCGATCTATCATGAAGTGAAACCGTTGTCCAATCATCTTGACTCTAGCAGAATCAAAGATTGCTCGGCTTTCAGGAATCGTAGCTTTCAAGGGATACTTGGGGGTATCTGGAAGTCCAATCAAAATATCGACGTCGGTATGTTGATCGGTTACTTTGTACAGATACTGAAGTCCCCAAGAAAGCATATTGTTCATGATAGATCCTAAAAGATGTGATGAAGAATGATCCTAGTGGAAAACTGGGATCGTTCCGATGGCTGGACTTGCGATGCTACTGCACATCACTCGTACAAATCCGGCACTTGTCGTACCGTTAGCACAAGCAATTGCTTTGGACGAACCGTTCAAAACAAAGTTTCCTGCTGGAGCAACCGCTGTACCAAGGATGAAACCGTTGGTTGGAGCAGCACGAACTGCACCGCCGACACCGGCAACAACCGAAGTAACGTCGTAAGACCACCATACGGTGTCGTTTTGCAGGATGTCGGCACCGAGTGTACCACCGATACGTGCTTCGACGATCCAATCCATAACTACCGATCCCATTCTTCCTGGGTGGATGGCGGATTGTGCGATACCGACACGGCCACCGATCAAGACAGGTTCACCCTGTAGGATCGTGCTAGTGAGGCTGTTGTAGTAGTTGACGGAAAGTTCACCAGATTGTTTGATGACACATGGTGGGTCATATGATTCCAAGAGAACTGGATCAGCGACCCGATTGGGAGTAGAGACTGGCATTGTTCAAGATTCCTTATGGAAATGTTCAGAATGAAGTTGATACAAACAGTAGGTAAACTGTACCTACTGTATGGAAAGTAATAGTAAGTTGAACAGAAACTATCAGTTAGCCGTTATTGCAACGGACAACTGCTTCTCGTTCTCGTTCGTTGATTTCAACGTCCCAATAACCACGGACGCCCATACCAAGCATGTTTTCTGGAAGTTCGACAGCTTCGATGGTTGGTCGCTTCTGTCCTCGTAGATAGGTGATAGAGTATGGAGCAAAGCGGCTCGACGATGGCCACAGCAACCAGGTGGATTCCGTGCAGAACGTGGATGCAACACCACGGTTCAACAACGAAATGTTGCTCATTTGTGGGAACACCAACAGGTCCAGCTTACCGAACCAGTAGTTCTTGTCACCGGTCTTGGTGTTGGATGTCGTGTCGTTGACAATCCGATCTTGCTTCAGGATTTCCCAAGCAGCTTCTTCTCCGGAGATCGAAGTGATGAGAGTCCATCGGTCGTTGATCAGATTGACGTAGTTTGGACCACGGTTCTCGTTGTACTGACGAGCTGCGTTGTAACGAGCAGACAGGTTAGCACGGGTGAGTGCAGTGGTGGTGAAGCTGTTGTCCGAGTTGACCCAGAAGGTTGCGGCGGCAGCAGCTTGAACCAACATCTTACGACCGAGTTTCTGGTCAGGAACAATCAAAGCTCCTTCAACCATTGCTTCGAGCATAGATGCAATGACGCCCATGTCATCATTGATGACGTCCTTACGGCTCCAAACAACCAACTGAGCAATCGTATCAAGATCACTGAGGTACCGTTGTTCGTTTCCGAACTCGGTCATTTCGATCTTACCGGAATCTGGGAGAGTATCCCAGATGGTTCCGCCAGATGCTCGGTAGCGTTCAGTACGACGGAAGTCCTTGTTGGATTCTTCCTTCAAGTGCTTTGCAGCAAATGGTTCGTTGATGGTCCAACGATCTTCGAGAATCCAATCGGTTGACTTACGCAACAGGTTGGGCATGTCGATGGTGCTGTAACTTGCATTCAAGAACAACTGGCGGTTGTGGTTCTTGATGGACTTGCACATCAAATCGATGTCCGAGAATCCAGTGAACCGGCGGTTGCCTTCTTGAGCATTGGCAATGTTCAACAAGGTTTCAACCCAACCCCACTTTGGACGACTGTCAGCATTGTCGACAATTTTCTTGTCGATATACTTCGCAACGGTTTCGGGTTTGACACCGACAGCCAATGCAAAGTGAGCTGCAATCGTATCTTCTTGACTTTGCCCTTGATCAGGTTTGATGTTGGGTACACGTGGCAAACCGTTTTCCCACATCTTAACCTTGATGCTGTTCTCGATTTGATCGAGGGATTGACCAGCTTCGTACTGCTGCTCAATGAAGTCACTTTCCTGGGGGAAGGAGTTCAGCAGCTTGGTGAGCTTAACGAAGTCCTTACGGGATGGTGCTGCATTGTGAATAGCTGGTGCTGCAACAACCGGAGTGGTGTTCTGTACAACTGGTGGTACAACAGGGGCAGATTGATCAACCGGTGGGGTTGCAGGTGGAACGGCTGAGTTTTTGATGTTCCGAGGAACTGAATTCTTGAGCATTGTAATTGCTTCCTTGTTTAAGAGATCAAATTGTGTGTCGGAATCACGGCCCGACATGGTGATTGTCATTTCTTTAAGAACAGATCGTTCTGCCACGTACATTGGCCCTTCGATTGCTCTGTTGTTAATGGTTCGTTTTTCCCCAGATTTGAGGAAAACAATGTCGCTTTCGTTTTGGATTCGAAGTCCCATTGAACCTTCAAAGGGGAATCCGTTCTTGAGAGCTTCGACTACCATTGCCTTTTCCTGGGAGGGATAGGATGTTACTCCCTTACCTTGTAAGGAATCAGCGTTCTGGGTGATGGACGTCGTATGTCCGATTGGTGTCCAATGCTCATGGAGAATTGGAACTGATGCTTTGTGGCTGATCCCGGAGATGTTGTAGATCATTGGGGCATCAAGCCCGTAATCTGACAGATCAACTGGAGCACCGGAGTAACCGACGAATGAAAGTTCTTTCAAGTCCGAGGCAGATTCACCAGAAGCATTATTAACTTCAATTGGACTCCTCAGATTGAAAATTGCTTCACCGTCTTTGGGGGTAAAAGCCGCAGAAGCCATCTTACGGTTGATTTCAGTAGTGCTACTGTTCTTCAACGTCTGAGGTTTCATCTTCTGAGCTTGACGGGTCTTGACCATTTGTTTCTTCCTGTGGTTCAAGAATGTTTGCTGCTGCTGGTGTTCGACCTGTTAGTAGAATCTGACAGAGATCTGAGTATTCTATTTCTAACAGTTCTGCTTCACGTTGCAATTCTCGTCGAGGGTTACGTCCTCGTTCAGTATAGTATCTTACGAGAGTCATTGCACCGGTCGAAAGATCAGTAGCTGTCGAATTACTGATTTTCTGGGGATCGGGATGGTTGAATACTTGAGAATAACTCAAGGAATACAACAATCCTTCTTCATCGATAAATCGCCGAGTAACAGGAGTTAAGTAACCCTGTTGTTGTTTTGCTCCTTGTAACCACAACCGAATTAGTTGATGGATAGCTGGGGAAAAATCTTCTCGGTCGATCAATACCGTGTTCTTCCAAGGACCGAAGTCTACCTGGGAGGATGCCATGTTGTGCTTGCTACTGTTTCCAGTTGCAAGGTTTAGTGGCATGTTTACACATCGTGCGGCAGCACCTACCATAGCGTCAAGTGCTGATGTGTCATCGGTGGTCAATCCAGAATAGGATAGTGCTTCGAGCGTTGTTCCTGGAGGAAGGGTTGGTACCATCCCTGGTTCGTACTCAAAGTTTCCTTCTGGCATACCAACTGCTTCTGCTGCGTCTTTACCCCAGATGTTGGGATCAAGTCTAAGAGCCATTGGTATACTAGCTCTGAATTCAGCAGAACGGATGATTGCGTCTAGGTATCTCTTTACACTAGGAAAGATACACATTGCCGGAGAACATTCTGGTATACCGCAGATCTGATCTTCGTACTTGTTCTTCCACCAAAGGATGATGTCTTTGACTTTGTACTGTTCTTCAGTATCAAAGCAAATCTCCTCGGGTTCCCAGTTCTTGTTGTAGTAGATACCATCAACCCAATATGGGTCCCCCGCCGCATTCCTGGGGGATTGGAGTTTGATGGAAGATACTACTCTCAGTCCGAGTTTTACTTCATGACTGGTTGTCGACTTGTACGGGATTCCAATTCCAATCCCTGTTCGTGCGGCCGCTCTTCGTAACAAGCGGATACTTGAACCAATACTATTTTCTTGGCAGAACTTAACCCATTTGTCCTCGATGTCGGTATTGACATTAGGATTAGAGGCTCCACCAATGAGCACAGGGCTGGGGCCAACACAATCGTTAGCAAGAGTATTGAGAATTCCATGATAGTGACTTCCTTCTGTGTCTTGTTCAACCGAAACTGTGACTAGTTTTCGACGAACCCAAGGATGTCGAATAGCTATATTGAATTTGTCCCTAGGAATCTCGTTGAATTGTCGTCTATTGCTAGGAAGTGCATTACCAAAGAATCTGTTCCAGAGTTTTTGCAGTCTATTCACAGCAGCCTTCTTCCGGAAAGATAGGACAATTGCAGTTATGCTTTGGAACAACTCTTGTCCAACCGAAGTTGCTCAAAGATGGTTTCTTTGTGGACTGTTGGTTAGATGCAGCCAACAGATCACGGAGTTCAAATTGTTCGACTTCGGTCTGTGGAGTTTTAACTCTCTTAGGACCAAGAGCTTCTTGGATTTCTTGGAGCTTGGTGATATCGATTGTCATGATTATGGACCAGGAAATGTAAGGGTTGCTGCGTGTCGTTGGACTGCTGGACCCGATATCCAGACATAACCATCACTAGTACGTCTTAGTGACCATGTACCGCACCTTCTTCCCGTCTGGGAGGGGACTGGAGTAAGGATGACAGTTGCGGTGTTGGTAGTGGATGTGATTCCGGTGATTTCTTTGAGTGTAATTCCATCTTCGTCGTTTAAGATGAAAGTCATCGGATTGCCGTCGAATACACCCGTAGTCATAGTCAGGGTGTATGTTCTGGTTTCTTCATTGAAGTAAACAAATGTGTTCTGAGTAACAATCGATGGATCGAGATTCAGGAACGCTTCTGGTGTTAGTAGAATGTTTGCTGCGTTAGTTAAATATCTACGATGTTCAACAGCAATTACTTGTGCACCAGAAGTAGTTGACTCAGGGAAGAAATCAGCGGTGTCTCCGTTGTTCTCAGAAGCCAATACATTAAACAGATAGTACCCATCTTCCATTTCAGTTGGATTCGTGTCTGCTAAAGCTGTACGTGCTCCTCCGTCCAATGACACCTTACAAGTGATGTTTGCAGCATCAGCTAGTACAGGTGCATTGGTAAATCTATTGAAAGCAAATACTTTTAATGTACCGGCTTGGTTCTTGTACATCGGCTCTACCCACCGTTCTTACGTGATTGTCAAGACACCGTTAGCACCGTCGAAGTCGATGGTGAATGTTTCACTGCTTGCCAGTGAGATACTGGAACCGTAATCATACCAACCGATCAATGGATCTGCTGGGGAGGTTGGCGTGTCATTATAGAGGACCACGTAACGGAACGGACCAACAGCACCAGTGGCTGTGAGTACCAAGTCATTACAGGTAAGTTTGTACACACCTGCCGTGTGAGCCGAACTTGCCGTTGTGACGTTTCGAGACGAAAGGTTCGTGTACGAAATTTGGGAGATGTCGGTGAGAATGGTATTTGTATTCACTGGAACCGTGTTTGTCAAAGCAACGACCAATTGGCCCGTTTGGAGGTTGTGAACCCCTTCTGCAATGTGCTCGACGAATACTTGGAATTTGTTGAACGCTGCCATGAATTATGATCCTATGAGAAACAGATAATAGTAGGGACTTGGAAAGACTGTTGTTGAAGTGTACAGATACGTTTCTGTACCGTTCAAATTGTAAGTTCGTCGATCACAAACAAGTATCGACGTTTTTCGTAACCCAGTTGGTATTCCCGAAACAATGTAACTTACTGTATCGGCAGGAATCAATCGACCACGTAGTAGATTGTTGTTTACTCCATTGACAGAGTATGTTCCTGTGTCCGCATTCATCCTGGTGGGAGGAATGAAGTCGATTGCTATACCAACTAAACTGTATGTACCTAACTCAGCGGATAACGCACGGGTTCTATTGAGATTAGCAGCAATACCTGTTAGGGTATATGTTGCTAGATCAGCAATCACAGCTTTATTATCATACAGGTTTGATGCAATACCTGTTAGAACAAAGCTACCTACACTTATTGGTAAAGTATAAGCATGAACAAACTGTGTGTCTATTCCAGTTAAGGAATATGTTCCACTATCTGCATCAAGTACACGGTTATCAAGTAAGTTAGCTGCAATACCTGTGGAAACAAATGTCCCAAGGTCGGCTGCAATTACTTTGTTGTCAAGTAGATTAGCGGGAATTCCTGATAATGAGTACGTGACGGGGTCCGCTGTCATCCTGGAGGGAGCAACTAGGTTGGTGGTGATTCCTGATACAGTGTATGTACCAAGTTCAGCTACCAGTCTGTTGATCTTATTCAGTCCAGCAGCATTTCCTGTGAAGGTGTATGCTACTGGATCTCCAGGGATTCCCTTTAGGTACTGGAAGTTTGCTGCTATACCAGTTGTAACAAAAGTTGCTACTGATATTGGCAGTGGGTGGTCCCAAACAAAGTTAGTAGGAATTCCTGTGAGGGAATAACTACCAACATCAATCGGAATCAATTTGTTATCTAGTAGATTAGCAGCAACAGTTGTTGTTGTGTAACTGGTTTGGTTTGCTACAAGTAATCTATTAGAACCGACGGTGGTGGCTGGTCCAGTTAGGACATAGACACCTGTTTCTGCTGCTAGACGATTCGGGAATACAAGATTAGTATTTGTTCCTACTAAACTGTACGTCGCTGTGTCTGCTGCTATCTTTGGGATCTTAGTCAGGTTGGCTGCAATGCCAGTTAAACTAAAGGTTCCCAGATCAGCGGTGATGGCTTTGTTGTCAAGCAGATTTGCAGCAATGCCCGCAAGAGCATATGTTGTGAAATCAGCAGCAACAAACTTATTGTTTAGTAGGTTTGCATCAACTCCAGTCAATGCAAATGTTACTAGATCAGCAGTGAGTTTAGCTGGTTTGACTAGGTTAGCTGCAATACCAGTTAACGAGAACGATGCTGTGTCAGCGGTTAATTTACCGGACCCAATTAGGGTAGCATCAATTCCAGTTAAGGAGTATGTTCCTAGATCAGCCGTAACTACTTTGTTGTCAAGTAGGTTAGCGGCTATTCCAGATAATGCAAATGTTCCTAAGTCAGCAGCTACTCGTCTACCGAACAGGGTGTTGACGTTTATGCCAGCTAGGACATACGTGGCCGTATCTGCTGTTAATTTACCAGATCCAATTAAGGTAGTGTCGATACCTGTTAAGGAATAGGTAACTAAATCAGCGGTTATCTTTCTACCCAATAAAGTGTTAGCATTTATGCCAGCAAGGGCATATGTTGCTAAATCCGCAGGGATTACTTTATTATCAAGTAGATTAGCATTTTGACCTGTTAATACATAGGTCGCTGTGTCAGCAGTTAATGTATTCCCAGCAGCAGCAAGTCCACCTACTGGGTAGAATCGACCAGGAGTGTAGTAACTTGCTCCCGCCGAAGCGGTTGTTGATCCGCTTAACAGCGTAAGTAACATAGCTACCTCGATCCGTGGTTATTAGACTGGTACTTCTTCCCACATGAGGGAGCCAATCCAAGTTGCTGACGTTAGAGCAGCAGAACCGCCCAATGCAGCGTAACTTCCTGGGGGGATGATGACTGCTCCGTCGAGATCAACCACACCGTTAGATACAAGTGCTACACCTGCTGCTGTTGCCCAGTAGTATGCTGCAAGAGGAATGACGTTGTTTGCTGCTGATCCTGAAGTCAAAGCGACGTTTCGGAAGCCGGTCATTACTGAACCGGATTGCAGTTGTGTACCCATGTTCCAAGGTGCAGTTGTGGTTGCTTGGGTAATTGCAGCGGTAGTTCCAAAGTACAACCCAAAGGTGGCTGTACCAGCAGCAGAAGCTGCAACTACGTTAGCAACCGATACTTTGTTAATGACTGCGTTCTTGCCACTTCCTGAGGGATTGAACAGGCAGAGCATTGGTGTACCGGCAGCAGCACCAACGTAAGCTGTGACCGCTGCTGCGGTTGAAACGGACAATAAGAAAGCGTTACTACGATACGTGGTTTCGTAGTAAGTTCCGTGAAGTTGACTGGTGATTGCATCACCGAGTTGTCCGGCACGAGCAGTTACAGGAGCACCAACACCAAGTGAAGGTGTCGGTCCAACAAGGTTCTGTAGAAAAGCCATGATAGTTCCTTAGATGAAAGCGAAGTTCAAAATGAGTGTTGGGGCAGAACCAAAAGTGGTGTTGTCGTTATTAGCAGAACCAGCGGTGAATGCTGCAGCAATACCGGTACTAAAGTACATACCACCATCCGGTAATGGAATCATAAAGTTACCTACCGCCCCAGGAATGGCATAACATTGAACGTCAGTAGTACCACCTAGTGTGACAGCGGTTGCATTAAAGATGTGGAGAAATGCAGCAACTGTTCCAGCATTGCTAACATTTAGCATTGTCAATCGTCCAGCTCCAGCTTTGATTGATATAGAAGCTGGTGTTGTTACGTTCTGGTTTCCTCTTCCAAGAGTTTGACCGTTAGTAACAGTGGATGATCCAAGGACTACACCGCCACTGCTAGCATCGGTTAGGATTCTTCGTGTGTTCGTTCCGTCCCATCCACCTACTGGTACAGGGTGGGCTGTTGGAGCAGCACCGACTGCGATGTTACCACCTACAGACTGAACACCGTTGACACCTCCGTTAACCACAGCTTGGCCACCGAACTGTGCCATGTTGATCGCAGCGTTAGTTTGTATAGTCACAACTGGATTGCTTGCTGGGAAAAATGCCGAAAAGTTCTTCAGCACTGCAATTGCAATTGGGATGCCTGTTCCAGCAGTAGTAACCTGTGCCCGAAAGTATCTTCCAGCAGCGGGAATGACCCACTGGCCTACTGCTGTTGCTGTACTAGTTGGACTAGCACCACCCGCAGTAGGCCAAGCGTATGCATTAGTCCAGGATGTCAGGTCATTGGATACTTGGAACGTGATCGTGCCGGTGAACGTACCTTGAAGTTGGAGCAGGACAGTTCCGTATCCAGTCGTGTCTACAATTAGGATTGGTCCAACCGTAGCAGGGTTACGAGATCCTTGGAATACTGTACCATCTGCGGGGACCACCCCTCCTCCTGGGGAGACTGCTATAGGTGTGATATATCCTGCTGGAGAGGTTCCAGATACAGGCATCTTGAGTCCTGGGTCAGCATCGATCAAGTATGAATCTGTACGGTTGATCGGTGACTTGGAGGACCGTAGTGCGTAGGTTCCACTTACTGTTCCTTTGAATGTTGGAGCAGTAACAGCACGAAAGTATCTTGCAACAACTTGAACCACGAATCTATCTGGGGAGAAGATTGTATCGACTAGGGTGTTGTCAGCATTGGTTGATTGTGCTGCACAAGCAAACCAAGTAGTACCATCCATACTAGCTTCAAGTCCGATACCTCCAGACCATAAGCCAGTCAACTGTAGTTGTATGGTTTCTTCGTTTGCTGTATCGATTGCTGTGAACAGAACAGTAGATGGAGCAGTGATTGGACCGAATGCGGTTCCTACAGATGGATCGGCATGATATGTCGGCAATGGATTGGTAGAAAGTTCACTGAGTGTCTTGCTACCTTCTGCACCGGAGACATGGACCAGTCGAACTAGTTGTACCTTGGTTACGTCACCGGAGTATGTTACTTCATCACAAGCAACCGCCGCCCCACTTCCTGGGGTATACCCTACGTTGTCTGGCATTATTGCATTCCTAATCTGGAATCGTACATTGCTTGTGTTACGTCGTCAGCATTGATTATAGGCCGACGAAGTGACAGTGATTTGAGTGCAGTGTTTTCTTCTGTGGTGAATAGACCACCAACCGTAAGTCCATCAATGAGAGTCAACACGCCAGGATCACCAAAGTCAACACCACCATTGTTTGGTTCAAGCCATTTCAAGAATCGTTTGATGATTGTTGAATGTGTTTGTCCTGCAACAGCATATCCTTCTAGTTTTTGCAAGATTGTTTCGGCAACTAAAGGACCAAGAGATTTGTACAATCCTCGGTCAGTGAGTTGTTCAATGTTCATGTTGACTAGATCAGCGATCTCCATGCATCTAACTGCACAGTTTGCATCGTCTCCTACGCTTGCTAACTGTGTTGCATGCTCGTCAGAATCAATCAGTGCTTTTAGTGCTTCTGGTGTCATCATTGAACTCCAATAATTGGTATTGCTGCTGCGTCAGTTGTTAGCGTCTTGGTAAAGTGAGTTGTTGATCCGTTGGTTCGTTTGATGGTTAGTGTTCCACCAGAGATTGACCATTCTAACAGAGCTAGGATAGCTGTCGCTAACGTGTGTTCTCCTGTTGTCGCTTCTACGTTAGATACGTTGCGGGTAAGGATTCCGTCAGCAATTTCATTGATAGCGGTTAATGCTAAAGCTGTACTATCAATAGCATTAGGGGCAAATTTAGATGAAGTAAAACTACCGTCAGCAATAGTAGTCAACGGATAATCAGAAGGATCTGCTTGTACGGCTTTATCGAGCCATCTTTGAACATCAACTGGCTGAGTTGCAGTTTGATAGTCAAATGCGTCTAGTTCGAATTCTAGTAGAACTGGAAGCATATTTGTAACACCTCGTAGTCGGACTTGTGCCCAGGTTTTGCCTACCGCAATTGCGGTGTTAGGAATACCGATCTCAATTGCCCCAGTTACAGAACCATCAGCCACAATGCCACCGGAAGTAAATGTTCCTAGAGTTCCGGCAACCGGTGTCACCGTGGTCCATGTCGATTGATTTTCACGCCGATACTCGAATACAAGACCAGACGATGCGTGAGTGATTGCAAGACCACCACCAGTTGTGCTGGAAGTGTCCTGAACAAATACTGGGAGCGTCAAGGATGTTGTACCGGCTTTGATTTTTCTACGTGCCATTATCCTAGACCTCCGTTAAAACCACGTGGGAAAAGCAAGCCGCCACCTGCGGGAGCGGTATAGTTTCCAGCAAATAGAAGAAGACCGTTAATGTAATTTTTGAAATAATTCCATCCACCAGCACCATCATCTTGAACACCATGAACAAAGTTGATTCCATCAGCAAACTTGTCGAACATAGTCGAGTAACTTGAATAGTCATAAATGAAACCACCAGTTGGACCTTGGCTATTAACGGTTGTTGCAAATACAACCTTCCAAGGAGGTGTTCCGCCTAAAGAATTCAAGGTGAACGATGAATCAAACCAATGTCGAGTGTGCTGAGTACCAGTTCCAGTCAGAGACGGGAATGTGTAAAGAGCCGTGCCTCCTGGGGCAACACCATCTGAGTAGATTTTCCCAGGAAGCACATTACTAAGTATATTCCATCCCTCAAGCGGAATGTCACCTACTTCTGCTGGAAGTACAAAACCACGCTCAAGGGTGTTGTTCGTGTAGACGGTAGATACTCTACCTCCGATAGGCTGACCGTATGGCTCCGTACCCTGGACAACCACAAACGGCATTTCAGTAACACTCCCACCGGCAACAGAAAATCCAACCGTTGATGTAGCAGGAGCGGAATTACATCCATATCGAAACGACGTATCCGTACCGACTACAATCGCAGGATAGTCTACCGTTGGCGAAGCAGATGTGTTGTATATAACAAACCAAACAAGATCGTTCAGTGCAGGAGTGTGTGGGGTAGCAAAATCAAACTTAATCCAACATATATCAGACGATGGGTAGGTCATTGATGTAGATGAATCGAGCAATCCCGTTCCTGGTCGTGCGACCGCTGCACCAGTTGAATCATAAATGTCACATTGCAACGTAATACTTGCACGTGTTCCAGTGGTCACATCGACCATACAATAAAATTCATTTATCGGATCTGTGTTACGAGCACGATAACCAACAGTTATAGCTTGACCGGATGTTCGGTGAACGTATGCACTATTCAACGTGAAGCCGACTTTCGATCCAGAAGAAGCGTGTCCGCTTGCATTGATAGCCTGAAGATTTGCTGTTATGTATCCGGTAGATGCCATTATATACCTCCATCAAAGCTTCTAGGATACAACAACCCTCCACCACCAGCTTGCGGGTATCCAATCAAAAAGGATCCAATTGGACAAAACCCAGGATACTCCACCCATACACCTCCGCTTTCTTGGAAACCATTACACCAGTTCACACCGTCGATTGCGGTCTCGAAAATCGTTGAGTAGCTTGAATAATCATCGATAAATCCACCTCCTGGAGTTGATGTGGTGCTACCCATATTGTAGACAAGCCGCCAAGGAGGAGTACCACCTAGTGAATTCAATGTGAACGGAGTATCGAAAAAGAATATGCCGTGAGCACTACTGGCTAAACTTGGCCACGTAAATGACCACAAGTTAGCACCACCAGGAGCAACACCATCTGACTGTATCTCAAAACTTGTTACGCTGGTTGAAGGAGCATTGAATCCAACCAACAACAAATCACCAGCCGCAGCGTCAATTCGAATTCCACGACGAAGCGAATTGCTCGTAAATGGGCTTGCTGATCGAGTAGTCAATTGCCCATAACATTGACCATCAATAACATACCCCACTGGAGTTTCACTACCACCACCCGAACCAGTAGAGGAAAAACCATTAGATGTTTGCATTGCTGTCGGATCCCCACCGTAAGGAAAACCACCGGCAATAGCATTTCGGATGCCTGGGTAGTCAACAGTTGGGGAACTCGACGTGTTGTGAATAATAAAATATATTTCCTGCCTTACCGACACTGTTATTGGGGTTGCAAATTGAAATCGAATCCACTGTGTATCAGCCGCTGGGTACGTTGTTGTCGTTGAGCTATCAAGAAGTGTTGAACCTGGCATCCAATTGGTCGATGATGTGTCATCGTAAATATCACATTGAAGGGTAATGTTCCCGCGTGTTCCATACGTTGTATTCAAAAACACAAAGAAATCAGTGATTTCTCCGGCTACCGGACAGATAAGCGCAAACGCAAGACCCTGTCCAGAAGTCTTGTGGACATAAGCTGAGTTAAGCAGGAACTCTGTCGCAGATCCCGATGTGCCTACCCCGCACGTAGGAAACCGATAAGGATAATAGGTTGAATACAAAGCCATTACAGTTCAGGTGGTTGCCCGCTCCCATCCCATGCATCAAGTGCAGCAACAAATGTGTTGTAGCGATCAGCCGCAGCCGTCCGAAGTGGTCCCTTGCTAGCTTCGAGTGCTAATTCAGCATTGTAAGCTGTTCGTTGTGCATCGAATTCAATTTCGGTTAATGCTGCAAATGGTCGTCCACCACCTAGAGCATAGAACGAGTTTCGGATTGTAGAGTTCACTCCAGGAATCTGACTGATCAAAAACCAAAAGCGACCTGCATGCAATGCCTGTGTTGTAAAAAGCATCGAAGCCTTGGCACTATAGAGTAAAACCCATGCGTCATCGAACCGCTTGCGTGTATTTCCTGAGGAGGCTTCGTATGGGGTGACAAGTGATCCAGTCATGCCATTCGGTCCCTCTTGCCAGTACGCACCTTCAAGCAACCAATCAACTGCATCGGATGCACGAATGTTTGATGCCGAAAGAGTTTGCAGAGTATTGACAATTTGTGTGTCGGTGCCGGTTAGACCGAGTTCTAATGACTTCAGATATGCTACGGTCATTACTAAATCTCCATAACTTGCGTTGGGGTCATATATGAGCGAATGCGATCAAACCATGAAGCATGACCGCAGACAAGCGGATGATCCGACAGCCACATGGCGTCCCATAGTTCGGAAGGTTCCATGCTTGCTGGTCGCCAGAAATCCGGCTCGTTCCAAGCCTTAATCGCTTTCTGGGGAAGTGAGTTAAACCAACGGTAATCGTTCTGGGTGAAGTTGAGATAAATATCTCGGATTGTTGGACCCATAACGTCCTTAGCAGTGCCGTGAGTCCTACCCCCAAGTACGTGACCTATTTCGTGAACATACACATAAGCAGCTTGAGCTACCGATTGCCACTTGAACATTCCGTGAGCGTAGATCGTCCACCCACTAGTCCATGCTGCCCAAGGCTGGCCGTTCGTTGCTTTACCGTTCTTAGTGAGAACAAAGTTTATCTGTGCTCGGTTAATGTTCTGAACGAAGTTAACGTTGAAGTATCGACCAAATCTTCCGAATGCAGTAGGAAGAATATTGCGATTCCAGTACGGTGTACTAGCCCCTTTCTCAATCAATACTCTCCAAGTAATTGTTCTCATGGAGACAAGACCTCGTTGTCTTGGACTATTGCACCTACTGGGAGACGCAATGGAGATCGTCTACCGGTCATTTGACGGGTACGATTTCCGATCACACTAATGTTGGTGGAATTTGGTCCAATCGTGATTGAGTGAAAACCAGTGACTTCGACTTCATTGCCGATGATTTGGATGTCATCAAGTGGAGCATCAGTAACTGAATCCATCTGCCCGATTCCCTGGGAGATGGATTCTATCTTGTTGTAGGCAATCAGGAAGTTCTTGCATCCGTTTCGGAGTTGGATTGCATCGGAGTGATCACCGTCTCTCCATACTCCACCGAGTGATACACAGGACTTGCTTCCGAGACCATACTGGATGTCTCCATTAGGTAGTGTGCAAGTGGTTGGTTTTGGTGTGAAGTCGTGGAATCGATTACCTACGATTTGGAATCCTTCACCACCGGCAATGATCAGTCCGTCTTGTCGTACTGCAAAGTCACAGTCGATCCATGATAATCGTAGGCCACCACCACCAGCTACACCACGATTTGCATTACGGAGTTTACATCCAATCCATCGAACGTCTCTTGCTGTGGCTCCGTATGCAATACCGTATCCACCCGCTGCTGTTCCGTCATTACCATTGGGTGCTTCAATTTGGCCACCGAACCAATCGATGTTAGATCCACTGACTGAAACACCACGTACAGTTGCTCGATGAGCAATGATTGTAATTCGATTCGTGTAATTAGTTGGGATCTTAATAAGTGGAAATATCCCACTCAGTTCTACGGTAAATCCACCGGTAGCTGCTGCTAGGATTCCACTGATTGTGTCTGGTGTAGCTTGAAGCATGATCGTTCCTTATCGGTAAATGTTGATAATAACGGTATCTACTACAACTGCAACGTCATGGGAATCAGCAATACCGGCAGTGATCCGATAGCTTATACCCTGGGTGAAACCACCGACTATTCCTGGGGAGACTACTAACATGCCATTCGGTGGGATGGCATATCGTAGTATTGGTGTATCACCTGGTACTGGAGTGGTAGCTTTGTTGTAGAGCTTAATGAAAGCTGCTGCTGCCCCAACATTAAAACACTCAAGTTTAACAAGTTGGTCATTCGGGTTTGAAGAAACAACGACACCAGTTGTTGTTGCTGGTTGAATAGCTGAGAACGGTGTTAATGTCATTGTTGTTTTTCCTTGAGTATTGCAACTTCTTCTTGAAGGTTTATGATTTTATTTTGCATCTCACCTTTGTGCTCATACATACTGAGCCGTTCGGTTTCGATGATTTCGATTCTGGCTTTATTGGTGGCTACTTCTTTTTTAAGTTCGTCGATGGTCGTTCGATTGTTAGATTCGAGTTGACGATAGAAGTATGCGATGACTGACGTGAGGGCGGCAATGATAGCCAGAATTCCTTTTTGTACCCAATCCGGTATAGTCTGAAATTCTGGTGCATCTGACATTAAGCTGAGATCCTTTCAAAGCAAAGAATAAATACTTTGGCGTTTTCTGTCGTAGCTGCGGTCAGTTGTACTTGTGATGCACCAATTGTGTATTTGGGATCAATGTAGTACGATTTGTTTTGAGTGGCTGATAAGGAAAAATCACCAGCGGCATTGGATGCCTTTAGTGCTCCGTCAGGACGAGTATTAACGAACATCGTTAATGAATTAGGACTGGTTGTCATAGTCGCTGGAGTATCCAAACGAACTAAAGCATAACCGGCGGGAATGGCTACTGGTCCGATTGCGGTTGCAACTGCGGTTACTTGTCGTTCAATCATGTTTTTAATCCAGAGATGATGGCTTGAACAATCTTTCGATACTCGTCGGTATCCTGGGGAGGAGCAGCGTTGATGGCATTCTGGATTGGAATACGCCAGAGGTTAATCCAATCTTTTGATCTACTAGCTGGTCCCCGAAAGAGTAAAGTGGTTTCGATTGTTGTACTTACTTGCCGCTTTGCTTCTGGGAGGGAAGATGATAGCTTGGGGAGTACATCTTCTAAAGCAGTGATCAATGCAACGGTCGTTGTTGGATCAGTAAGTTTAGCGACTCCTTCTCGAGAAATCTTCGTGATTTCCTGGAGGGGGAGAGGTGTGGTGGTTGGTGGAGGATCTGTTGGGTCTGGGTCGGTGGTCGGTGGTGTACCGGGATATGCCTTAACAAGTACGGTGTGATATGTGTATGCAATTTGTGCTTCTTTGTTAGCAACAATTAAACCAAAACGGTACTTGCCGGGTTTGGGAATTGCAAAGAAGATGCTGGAACCGCATGTTGCTGATGATTGTTTGAGTTCATCATCAATCAACCAGACCTTATTGTCTCCCACTGAATCTTCGTAGGACAAGAACAGAAGTGTTCCCGCAAGGACTTCTGTCGGTCCTTTGATTACTGCTACTAGAGGGGCTGATTCGGGTGTAGACTGGAGAACATCGTCTCCACAACCACAAGGATTGTTTGGAGTTGCCAAACAATTGAACCATGAAGCAGAAAGAAGAAGCAGAATCAGTGGGAGACTAAGGTTTTTCATGATGAAGTCCGATATGAGGGTAGAACAGAACGACGCATAGTGGACCTTTGTTAAAAGGGACAACTATACTAGGGCTTGGGTTTGGTCATTGGAATGGTAGCAGGAGCAGGGGCAGGGGCAGGTGTTGGGTTGAGTTGCTTCTTCAACAGCATTTCAAGAAGTTTGAGTGCAAGAGGAAGAAGAATTGCCCAATTGATTCCCAATGGAACAATACCTGCTGTGTCCAGGTTTTGTTTCACTGTCATAGCCAGTTCTTCGATTTCCACGGTCAAGGATTCGATTGAAAGTTCATCAAAGGCTTGGACCTCTGAGGTCGGTGGCAGATCTGGTGGCGAAAATTTTTCCATGAGTGCACCACACGTCCACAACCATTCTTTGATGATTGGGAGGCTGATACCTTCTCGGGTTTTGATTGCCAAGGCAATGATGCAGGATAGATTGATGTCTGCGGGGAATTGGCTTTCACAGGCCATGAGGGAACTCCTAAAAGGTTAGAAAACAGTTTGCTCAATTTCATAGTGAAAAAGAGAGGTTAGAGCCAAACAATCGATTCGTTGATAAGACTCGAGATTATTCTGGGGGAGTCAGGGACTCCGTATCCCCAAAAAGGGTCACGACCGGGTTCTCCTTTATCGGTCGTGTTAGCTGCGAGGAAGGTTCGGACAGCTTCTACACCAGAGAATGATGCGTAGCCTTCTCGTCTCATTAGCTCAATAATCAGACAGAATAGGCCAGCAGCAAACGGAGTCGCCATGCTCGTTCCGGACATGGAGCGATACCCGTTGGTAGTAGAACAGGAAATGATATCTTGTCCTGGACAAACAATATCCATTTCCCGACCTCCAGAAGAAAAGGAGGCTCTCTGCCCGTCAGCACGGTATGCTCCGATGCAAAGGCTTGCTGGGTACTTGGCGGGATATCCGATAGTGTTTCGAGAACCAGAGAATCCGGAATTCCCTGCGGCTGAAACAATTACCGAACCTTTTGACCAAGCATAGTTAAGAGCTTCTTCCATTGGACCGTAAGGACTCGATGATCCAAGAGACATGCTAATAACATCAGCACCATTGTCGGCAGCCCAACGAATACCCTGAGCGATTCCCTCAGAAGATCCTGACCCGCTATTTGATAAAACCTTCCCCACAAGTAGAGAGGCAGCCGGTGCTAGTCCTATACCCTCACGCCCTAAGACCGTTCCAGCACAATGAGTCCCGTGACCATTGCCGTCCCTCCAGTTTTGACCAGAAACAAAGGAACGTGCCTCTACTGGTTCTGGGAGAACATCATGACTATTCATCCCAGTATCAAGGATAGCAGCACGGATATTACGACCTGTGACTCGTTCCCAGATAGGTTTGAAAGTGTTAGCCGGTAGATGCCACAAGTTTGTTGGGGCAGCTAGAATCTCCACTTCCGAAACTAGGTCTGGCGGTAGATATACTGGTGGTGATGTGTCCATGATAATCCATATGATGGTCAAGAGAATTACAGTAGTATCATCTGATGATACCAACGAACCGCGTTCCTCTATATTATTATACGAAAAAGGCCCGGAAAGTCAAGAAAAACCTTCCAGGCCGCGAGTTGGTATCATGGGGTGATACGAAATTTATGGTTTGTGGTGTTCTAGTTGTTCTTCTGTTTCTCTTTCGTATACAACAAGTTCATTGGTTAGCCAAGAAATCATTACACCCATATTAGGATCGTTCTTTGGAATTCCAGCTAGTGTGTGGATTTCATGCCATGTGCGAATTTTTTCAAGTTCGGCTCTTTTGATTAGTTCCGTTACCATACTTGCTAATAGGCGACCATCATCAAGACCACAAATTACAGCTTCCATTCTGTGTGCTTGGTTCTCTGTGATTTGAATTCTACGGATTTCTTTTCTTTGAGTGTTCATTCACATACCTCTCTAATTGCGGCAGCTTCTAAATAATCACGAATAGCAAACATGAGTTGTTCTGTTGCGAAGTAGCAATCCCCGTCTGGATGGGCAGGGACACTCTTTGGCATTGGGTCTTTGTTCTTGAACACCTTATCCTCACATGCGAACTTTCGCATCTTCAAATCGAACTTGTCGTGGTTGTAGCCTTTAACCATGACATCCATATTGTCAGCACTGTAGAGCACGCGATTGAGCAATGTCGCTAGCTTACCAACTTCAGTTTTGGATGCTCGTTCAATTGTCTTTGGTCCCACAGGGTATTTCATTCTTCACCTTCTGCTTCTGGGGGAGGATTGTTGTTGAGGAATGTAATGAGGTCAGCAAGCCATCCGTCGTATCTGTAGTTGTCTACATCTTGATGACATTCTGGTTCAGAAGTAACCCATGTTTCGTTTTCGAACCACAGATCTCCTCCGATGTGTGTATCTTCGTGTCCGTTCCTTTCAGTTTCGGACCATTCCAGATATTTTCCACCATCTGGTTGAAGAATCCATCCGTCGGTTTCTAGAATCTCGTTTTCGAATTCGAACTCAAAAGTTATCTTGCGTTTGTAAATGTCACTCATTTTTGTACTCCTGCTATACAACCAAAATCTGGGGAAGTGCATAACCAAGCGTGGTATCCTTCGGAGTCGTTTACTGTAGCTAATGAAGTAAAGTCCTTTTCAGGATATTCCTTGATTTCTTCTGGGTGAGGAATATGACAGCAGATTCTATGCTGTGGGTTGGTGGAATCTGTATATGTCCAAAATTTACAGTCTTTGCAGTGTATCATCGTTTGTAGTGGGTTGTCATGTTAAGTCGTTTGAACTCTTTGGTGGTACGGAGGGTACAACCACATTTAAATAAGAGTGCCAAACAACCTACCATGTTGTCAAAGTATTCGTTGTCGTGTACGTTACGGGTTTTAGCCCATTCGGTTACTACACGGTTGTCTTTGATATTGATTTTCTGTTCTGGATCTTCGGAAATCAAATGATCTACGAGGAGACTGTGCTCCCCCTGATTTTCTGGGAGGAACAGTTTGATGCTACCGATGGTTCCTGGTCTTGCAATGAATCCTCTGTGGCATAGGGTTTTAAGATTGTTTGTGTCCATCTTGAGTGTTGGGATAACTCGGTCAGCAGATGGAGTTGTAAAACAGTGAAAGTGAAGTTCACGGTCGGAGTTGGTTTGTTCCATCATTGGTCGGTCTTTAACTCCATAGAACAAACCTTGTGCAGCTATTGTGAGTGATCTTTGGGAACATTCACGAATAGCTCGGATTACGTGGTCTGTTTGCCAGTTAGAGTCAAATGCAATCCAACGATGAAGAAGTTCAGCTCCATCTTCACGGACATACTTTGTATGACCGAGAGCATCTGCTAGTTCGATAACTGCTTGGTATACTTGTTCACTAATATCCTCGGGTGGAATATCGTGATAGTATTTCCACATGGGGTTGTACAGGTCTTTCTTTTTCCACGTTGTTCCAGGTTGTTGAGGGAATGTTCCGTAGTCAATGATATATGGTCGCAGAACTGTATCTGAGGCCATTGTCATATATGTGAGGATTTCTTGGTTACAGTCAACGTGAGTTACAATGTACTTACAATCGGCTGGCACCTTTCTCCTGGGGAGATGGGACTTACGGGATAGGATCATTTCAGGTGTTGCTTTGAGGATCTCATCTTCTTCTCGGAGTATGTCAATCTTACATTGGCATTCATAGTTGAAGGCTTCCTCACCTTCTTCGTAGTAGAACACCATTGCGTGGTGGACTGCCGAGAGTTCGATTGGATCATCTGTGTCCCATTCGTATGCCCATTCCCATGTTGCGTGAGCACCTTCATGGAGAGCATCATAGTTAGCTCTCACAAATGCTGCTGCACGACGTTGTGCTTTGTCTCGATCTCCTTCTTTGTGCTTGTCGAAGTTTAATAGGATACCTGCAAATTCATCCCAAAGATCCATGTTCTTAGGCATAGATTTCATCATAGGGTAGCTAGCTACTTCCCACGATGGTTCGTTGAGCATGAAGTGTGTGGCTACGTCACCTAGACGGTTAGGTGTAATAGTCATAACTGCTCGGATTTTCTTGGCGTGGCTACCACCAAACATAGCTCCACGTTTTACTGTTCGGATGATCTTCTGACAAACTGTTGGGCTTTCAGCATCTCGGTCGGTCTGGAGATCGTCAAGAAGAATAAAGTCAGGACGCATGACTTTACCGGCTTCTTCACCATACCGAATTCGTTTAGAAATACCGCGAAGATTGTCTTTGGTACGAACAAGAATAATAGCTCCTGACGACGGTTCTCCTGGGAGAGAGGGGAACGTGATGGAGTCATTATTCCAAGCAATACCAGATGGTTCTCCGTTGACTGTTTGTCTTGCTGCTTTGTGAGGTTTTCCTTCCGTGTGTTCAAAGCATGCGAATACGTTAGGGTAGTAAGTGTGGAGATGGCTGTTGGAGATCAGTTCTGTTTTAAGTTGATCCATGATGTCTTGTGATTTGTCTAGAGCAGACGAAACTACAAGAGCAAAACGGATACGACCTTCGAGAATTCCGAGTAGTAGTTGGTTGATTGCTCGGCTTGTTTTAGCAAATCCTCGTGGTTCTGCTTGAACAAGTTTACCTCGACCCTGAACGATGGACTGGAATCGACGAATTGCCATCTGTTGTTCTGGACCAAAGTCTTTTTGCCCGGTACTAGCAGGAAAGACAAGTTTGTGGGCATCAACATAATCTTCCATCAATTCTCTACGAAGTTCAACTAGTTCTGGTGTGATTTCCAGATCTAGTTTCAGATCGTATATCAGAGATGTATATTTATTTGTTTGTTGGTTAACTTGTCTATCCCGATTAGCTCTTAGTTTTATTGCTAGAGCTACTTCATCGGGAGACATTCGTGTTGGTATATCCGAATCGTCATCGAATTCACCAAACAGATCAATCTTTTTAGCCATCGACTACGCAAATCCTATGTGTTCGAGACCTTCTCGGAGTGAGTCGATTAGTTGGAACTTGAGTACATGTCTACCAACACCAGTCGAGGATTGTTTGTATCCGTTGACAAGTTGGAGGGCAATCAAGTCTTGTAGTTCTCGGTTGACTCGTTCCATTGATTGTTCTGTAGCTGTTACTATTTCATCTCGGGAATGAGGTTCATTCATAATAACTCTACAGATTTTCATTCTAGGAGAATGGTAGTCAATGATGTCCCGAACTACTTTAGCAACAAGTTGGTGTACAAGTTCGTTGGGTCTATCGATCCCGAGTACAACTGGAGCACACATATAGAGCTTTGTGAGTTGTCCAATCAAACGAGCTGGTACTTCGATAACTGGTTCGAATGTAATTTCTCGTTGACCAAACTTCTCACGGTCTACTTTAGTACGAAGTGTTGCTGCAAGTCTAGCCCAGGTTCGAATGTTGGTTTGTTCTCGAAGTCCTAGTTGGATGTTGTTAGGTCGTTGCATCAAGTGTTCGATAAAACCTTTGGCTGCTGATACGACCGGCATTTCTGGGGGGAGAGTTGATGGGTTGATAGCTACCATCATAGATCGTTGTAACATACGTTCTTCGATACACTCTCGGTCACGTTCGGAGATGTCCAATTCAAAGTCCAGGTATCGTTCACCAAGGAATGACTGATCGGATCTACGGAGGACTTGGGTTCCGCAGAGGATCATAGTTGATCGGATGTTCTTGTAATCGAAGGCAACCATGTTCTTGAAGAACGTAGAACTGTCTTTATCGTAGAAATCTCGGAGTTCTGAGAAGATCTTTTCGATGTTAGGTTGACGAAGCAAAGCATCGGCGTCTTTAACAATCAGAGTCTTTCCAGCAATGAGTGGAATGAGAGATGCGTCTTGACCAGCATCATCTTTCCATCCAGAGAATAGACCAGTGAAGGTTGACTTGACGACTACTTGATCTGAACCTGATACACATTTGGCAATGGTGGTTTTTCCTGAGGAGGGAGCACCGATGAGGCGTACCCAAATCTGTTCACCTTCTATTCGTACTGAATAGATGGAAGAGAGAACGAGGAGTAGTCCCATCTTCATTGGGGTAGTCGTGTGATAGACTTGTTCGTATCTGGACATCAGATCTTCGAAAGTAGTACAAGTCTTGTCAGCAGGAATTGTGTCTACGGTCGTCTTGACGACCACCGTATTTTCTGGGGATGTATATGGTTGTATCCAGTCTTTGATACGACCGTATGCTGCCCTACCGTATTCCCTGTAACAATCGTTGAGATCGTATCCCTCGTCTTTCTGTTCAGGCCAACGAAGAATGGAGATCGATTTGGGTTTGTACTGTGATTTAGCAATGTGCTTCAGAATCACATTCTCATAACCAGCACGACCGGAATTGTCATTGTCGTATGCAAAGATGATGTTCTTTTCGGATAGAAGTTCACACCATGTGTCTTTCCATACTCCAGCTCCAGGTACAGCGATTGGGGTTATGGGTTGACTACCGATGATAGCCCTAGCAGCAAGACGGTCCCAGTGTCCTTCTGCAATGAGGATCGTATCTTCGGTAGTTTCATCCCAGTTCATGAGGGTGTGTTCCATCGTGGGGGAAGCCATGATGATCCACTTGTCGTGCCATTCGTGGGTGGTCTTGTCTTGCTTCTTTGTTTGCACAACTTTATAGATGTTCTGCAAACGGTTGTGTTTGAAAGTGGGGATCAAGTATGTGCCGTTGAGAGGGTTGTACTTGAGTCCACATTCTTGTACACAAGAAAGTGGGAGGTCACGTAGATTGGATATGAACTTGCTGGTTTGTGTTACGTTATCGAATTGTTCGTAGAGCATTCGAAGGAACATAACAGGATTACCGCTTTTCATGCAGACCTTGCAGTCCCACATGAAGTTCTCTGCGTTATAGAAAAAGTGTTTCTCCTTTTCACAGAATGGGCAATCTGTGATATACTGGTTTCCGTGCTGTTGAGGGTGGACTCCAGTATGAAATTCGAATATGTGCATCAGTACAGGTCTTTCTTTCGAATGATATTACTAGCATAGTTCATGATCGTCGCCACATCTTCCTGGGTGGGATGGTTCATGATTTCATCGATAAAGTCTATTACTCCCAATATTACTTCTACGTCCGGTGATGGAGGAAAGTTAGGGTCAAGGTTGGGATAAACTTTAAGGTAGTGCTTGAGATTATTGGATATTTCGAGAAGGTTTGCTTTGAGCAAAATAACCTTCTCTTTAAGTGTAACAGGTTGTGGCATTATACTAGTTTTTGTCCTCGTTTACCATGTAGGTATCCAATAAGATACATACAGAGATGAGTAAGTAAAAGTCCTGCAATAAATAAAAAGAAGTCGTTCATTTTGATGCCAGTATATCTTGGATGATCCAGTTGGTTTCGTCGGAGGGGTGATAGAGGAGTTCCCAGGTAACATCACAGGATGGGATGAATCGTTTACAAGCTCGAATAATAGCTGCACACTTGGCGTCGATTATCCTGGGGAGTGATGTTGTGAGTGGTACTTCGGTGTCAAGACTGTCATGGACTTGTGAGTTCATCTGACAGTTGAACTTGATGTAGTTTGGGTCGTGTTTCCATTCGATCATAGAAACTGTCATAAGCCATCCAGCACTACCTTGAACGAAGTAGTTACATGCTTTGAATGGTTCGTCTGCTGGAACGTCGAGACGATAACCTCCAAGAGTATGAACAGCGTATACGTTGTAGCGTTTGTATACTTCGTTAGCAAGTTGGACCCGAGAAGTCATGAACTCTTTGATTCCCGGAAATCGACGGTCAATGAGTGCACAATAATTCTTGGTAGGGTTCTTTCCCCCGTGGTAGGTTTCGTTGGTCTTATGATCTGTAGCACCATAGATGCGTGCAAAGTTACCGTTTTTGACGTGTCCGTATTTGACGAGTGCTTTTTGTTCAAGTTCCGAATGTAATCGTTTGGACTTAGATTTAGCGGTAACATAGTGTGGATAGAGTTGGGGGAAAATGGTTTCCATGATCATTGCGTGAACGGACTTGCCGGATTCAAATGCCGCAATAAGTTCGGGATTGTTGACTGAGTATGCCCAGATACGCAGTTCTATATTGACCATGTCGGTGGAAATCCACACCATTCCTGGTGGGGGACCGAATAGAGTCTTGAGTAACTTGTCAACGTTCTGGTCGTTGGGGTTGGAGGAGGACTGTCTGGTTTCTCGTGTACCTGTAATGTTGAGGAAGGAATGGGTTCGATGGTTTTCGTCAATCCAGTTGAGGTATCCTGTAATGTCAGATACATGCTTCATCTTCTTCTTGTACTGGGAGAGTTCGATGAGTGCTGGGTTCTTGGATTCATCGGAGTATGCAGCAATGGCGTGTTTGTCCATTGCTGGCGTAGTTTTGTCAACGGTTGTATGAAACTGTACGGGAATCTTACAACGATTGTGGATGAGATCGATAAGATGAGCACGGTTGTTGGGGTCGAAGCGGTAGGTAATACCTGCATATGTTTTCATCTGTTGTCGATGAATTTCCATTTCTTCTGTGTATTGCTGGACTAACTTCTTAGCATCTTCTACATAGAAGTTCTTTCCGGTGGTTTGAATGTCGTATGCAATCTTTAGAAGTTCTTTGCGTACTCGATAAGGTTCCAGAAGATTATCGTATAGCAGTGAATGCTTGAATACTTCCCATAATAGAAAAGTACGACGAGCATCATGAGCACCGTAATCTTCACACTCATCTGGAGCAAGCCAGTAATCCATCTTCCAAAACTCAGTACCATTCTTACGGATTCCTGGGAAGTGGGGATGTCCTGCTTTGGCTACAGCATATCCTTTGGCACGTCCTTCTCGTACACGTTCTTTGACAATGGCTGCAAGACGGTGTTCATCGTCATCCCAGTAGTCAAGGTATTTGATTGCTAGATCTTTAAGACCGTGAACATCTCCAGAACAAATACAGTGGGACGCTAGGAGAGTATCTTCTAGTTTATCCCAGAAAAGTTCTGTTGGAATTCCGATAGTGGATAATGCACGAATGTCGAAGTTGGCATTGTGCATTACAATCTTCTGGGCTGATTTGATGGTAGATATGAATAAATCAATCTCATCATCATCCCAGTAAACTTCTCTGGTATGTGGATTAACTTCCCCACGCCAAGAGTAGTCGTACTTACCGTCACAAGCTGTAATGAGGAATGGTTTACAACCGTGAAAGAAGTCGATGCCTGTGGTCTCAGTATCAACTGCTAGGATCATAATTATATAAGCTCAAGGAGTTTTTGAATGAAACTGTCAGGATCAATGACAGAGTAAGTGATTGGAGTATAATCATCTTCATCCATAGGTACAGCAATTTCCATAGTGGATGCTTTGACACATTCGATGATTTCTCGAATGAGTTCTTGTTTTTCTTCAGCACTCATTTTTCTGTTTCCCTGCATGCGGCTTTACATGCAGCTTTCCATTCTTCTAGGTTCTTACGTTGTTTCGGTCGAAAATCTGGGTCCATAAGTTTGAATTTAACGCTAATGGGCCTTTCAAATCGGTTGTTGATTTTTTTGGTAAGTCCGGTTGGTTTCCTGGGGAAGGTGCGTTTGGCTGTGGTTTCATTTGAGTAGATGAAGATTGCTGTGACAGAGAATAGTCCTGTGTCGTTGTCATGTTCAGATGGGAGTACTTTATGATAGGTTTGCTTCTTTGATCCAAGTGCAATGTCAATGAGTCTAGACAGTGGGTCCATGATCGGGAGTTGCTTCCGGTGCATAGTAGGGGTTAAAGATGTTGTCATCACAAAATTCGTTAAGTTTAGTGACTAAGTAACTAAAGCACTTGGGTGCTGTTAGATACAGTTTTGCTAATCCAGTACCATAACCATTGGCTGAAAGAGCAATTGGATGTTCTTTATTGAGTTCATAAAGATTTTGCATATCGTGATTGACTAGATTACGATAGTGAATATAGTCTCTGTCGGTAAAGAACGAACTTGGGATGTTCTTGGGTCGTTTCTTTGTTCTGATACCGAAACTGTTTTCACAGTTACGGATGATTGCTTGACCACCGGTCCCTTCTCGTTCAATGTTGTCACTGAATACAAACACTCGTTCTGGAAATCTGTTACAGAGAACTATGGAAAAGTCTACTGTAACTAGATAGATTTGTGAATTACGTTTGTATTCTGAACTGGTTCGGAACAGTAAGTTAAACTGTTCCTGGGGAGGAGGAATTAGTAGTATCTGGTTCTTGGGATATGTCATGTAAGTATGATGGGATTCCTTAAACTGGTTGTGACGACTTGTCAAAGTATAATACAATAAAGGATCGGGCAGGAATTACACCTGCTAGCCCACGGTATAGAGCACCATACCCGCTATGTACCCTTGATAAGAGGGCCGTTGGTTATGTGTCGTTGTCCACATCGCCGATCCTGTAACAAACGTTACCGACAACAGCCGAGTCGACGAACCAACGAACGAACTGGACGTACTACGAAAGTACGAACAGGTGTTCGACGGACGGAGACAACAGGTGATGCTGCTGCCGTGGAAGATCCACAAGTGCAATTTGCACAAGTGCAGTCTGCTGCGGTTGCAACCATCGCCATACGAACTGGTGCAGTAGCTACACGTGCTACGGCAACCGCTGCTGAACGGAGTGGTGTACATACTCCGTTAGCACAAGCTGGAGATTGATCCGAAACAAGAATCCCTTGTTCGGACATATAAACTCCAGCCGACAAATTGGCTGCAAACAATGCAACCATGCACAAACTAAACACAAAACCCTTCATAGCATATACTCCTTGCTACGAGAAACGAAACAAACAACTAGCCGGTGGAATACCGTTAGGTGTTACAACTATGAATCAAGGTTGGATGCCAGCGTGATCTTTTCCATCCCTGGGTTGTCGATACCCTTGAGATGAACCTTACCGGAGTCTGGGTAGACTTCCAGTACCTTGCACTTCTGTTCGAGGTAAAATACCTCGTCGCCTACCTTTGGCAATCCTGGGGAGGATGCTACAGGTGCAGCTACTGGTGCTGGTGCTGGAGTCATGTCAACCGGTGCTGGTTTGGAAGTCACCGGTTTGTGGTGGGATGTGGAAGGTGGGTTCACATCGTCAGTCGCAGCAATGTGCGATTGGATTGGTGTGAGCTTGACTTCCTTCTGATCGTCCAGGGTGTTGTACTGGTTGTGTACAATCCCGAAGTGGAACGTCAGATCCTCTTTCGAGAGGAAATAGTCCCCAATCTCTGCTGGGCTTTCATGGTTCATTCGAACTTCCCGAGGGAGTCCGAGCTTTTCCATGTCATCCAAGAAGATCTGGAACCGACCAGCCGCATCCATCTTGGCTGAATCCATGAACCACCACTGCTTCTTCACAGTCTTACCGGCGTGTTCCGAATTGTCAATGACCTTGAGTTCCATCTCAATGAAGGGTGTACCTTCTTTGGTTGAACCGTCAGTCTGAACCTTGTCTTTCGACTTCGACAACTTGAATCCGGTCATGATGCAAGTCCCAGCAGCTCCGATTGGCAATGGAACGTTGTTGCCACGAGCTTCTGCTCGTTTCGCATCCTCAATCTTGGAATGGTTCTTACCGAGGAACGAAATGAACTCTGGTGAAACTTCTGACTTCTTCATAACTAAATACCTAATAAAAAGAGGTTCCGGTGTTGATTAAATTATTAACCGGATATTCTCAAAACACAAACAGTGAGGGACTAACTATGTAACAAACAGAGTTAGACGGGAAATAGTAAAGTTGAGTAACAACTTTAGCTATGAGTTACACGCCAGCAGACTTTGTCACCTCCTTTCGATAGCCTTCTGGGAGAGCTTTGAATAAGTTGTTCCATGCTTCTTCTGGGTTTTTACCCATAGGAATAACTGGTGGCATGTTCCAACGATTTTTGGCTTGATGTGCTGTGGAACTGGTGGTATAAAGAATCCTCTCTGAGAATTCTTTGGCTTTTCCTTCCATAGCTAAACGAGTTGAACGGTCTGCTTCTGTGACACGGGTAATGTCAACAGAAAGGTTGAGGAAGAATATGAACCCTGCCCAAGCTGTGAGTGTGGTTCTCATTCCTAGACCTTTTTCTCCGTCATCCAAATTGATAACGTGGCATAAATAATCTGGACCCATTGTATTTGGGAGACTAATTGTGCCGACATGACCAATAAAGATGACGTTAATCCCTTGGTCTGTTTTATAGGAACACAGATCAAGGTAATCTTGCAATACCGCTGGTGATTCCCTACGAGCACCGGCTGAGTAAGAATTGAAAGCGACTCGATCATTCTTGTAATAGGTCTGGCAGACGTAATCGAATATCTTGGACTGGAGACCCTTGGAACTGTCGATGAGCAGAGTACCAGATTGTACTTTCTTCGTTTCATCAACAAGTTGCTCAAAGGTCTTAATTCGCACATTCGTGCTATTCTCCGGAACTCCACCAACCATTTCGAGGTCATCGTACCCGGACTCCAGAATCGATTTACAATGAACCGGTCCCGGAAATCTAAGCCCCAAAGAGGTCTTACCCATACCTTCACGACCATAAATCACTCCACTTAAACCACGCATATTATTCTCTTCCAAAAAGGGCACAAGATAATTCATATAAAGCTAATATGAATATCACTGAAAAAAGGGCATTGGGCCAAAAGTCTGGGTTCAGGATGTCACCGCATCTTTCTTTGCTGCTGAGTCTGCTGTATCGAAGGTTCCCTTTGGATAACGCTTCTTGAGTTTTTCGATGTTTTGTTGGATAACCAACATCAATGGTGAAGTCATGGGTTGGTCGTAGTAGATTACCGCAAGTTCTTTGAGAGCATGAACCATTTGTTCTACGGCTACGACCATCTTGTCTTGGCTGTATTCTTGTCGGTAGATCTCGAATCGTTTGATTTGATCAACCAGTGCTTCTGCTTTGACAGAAACGTTGCTCAAAACAGAATAGTTGGGATACTTCTTAGGTTCCTCGTATGCACCCTCAAGTGTAATTCCTGGGAGGTCGTACAGGTTGATGATCATTTGCAGATAGTAGCAGAGATCACCTACTTCTTTCATTTCTGCTGATGTGTCTTGGAAAGGAGCAGATGATTTTACTCCTTCAAGTTCGATTTGGTATTCAAGCATCTCTCCGGCAAATGCCATACCAACGTGGAGACGGTCAAGACGAAGGTTGAGTTCATCAACGAGTGAAACGTAATGATTGCCTAAGTCGTGAAGGTTCTGGAATGATGGAAGGGACTTGGTGTGATGAGCTGCTGATGCAAAAGTGGTGGTTACGAAATCGGAGTAGTTGAGAATGGCCATTATTGGTAGTCCTGTGAGAGTTCTTTGAAGAATTGGTCAACTGGGATTAAGTCGGAGAAATTGGTGTTACCGACGAGGTAGCTCCAATAGTCCTTCTTGAATTTGCTAGTTCGAGCAGGGTCGAATACTCGAAGCGGCTTTTTGTGAAACATATGATTGTAACAATCTGGGTTCATTGGATCGAATGAATCAGAGAGTGTGTATTCATACATATAACAAATTGCGTCAATGATGGGGTTGATTGTTTCAGCAAACATCAGTTGGATTTTTTCCATTGAATGTTTGAATATGTACTGGTCAACCCACAAAAACGATTTCTGGGAGACTGGATAGTCTCCGTAATGATGCTTGAGATAAAGTCTTTCTATATATGCTTTGTTTCTTTCTCCAGCTTGTCTTGCTGGACAGTTCCATTGAAGTTCAGGGATTTTGATGTTATCGTATACGACCGTATCACAAGATACAGATTGGTTAAGTGCGTATAGATAAATGTTGAGTTGTAAATCAAGATGAATCTCGGATCGAAATAGGTGTCGATCGTAAGATTCTTTTGATTTGTGTTCTATCATGATTGTAGCAGCATCATGAAGATAATTTGTATCTGTCAAATGAGATGATACTCTAGTACCAACTCCGTCCATCTTACCTTTCAATTTGATTAGATGGTTCTTGGTTCTGTGATCAACAGCAAATTCTTGTTCTGTTGCAATCGAGTAGTTAGTTTTGTATTTGTCGGGATACAAGTCTAACATCAATCGGACAGAATGTAAAGTTGTTGCATCAATATTAAGGTATCGACGTTCTTCTTCAGCTAGAACATCAAGGAGCCTCGCCCGCTTTATTTCTGGGAGGGAGGTTACACGTTCTGGTTCAGGGAGTACATGCTCTAGTCCTTTATGGAACATATTACCCCAAAGGAGGTTCTGATTTAGAACGGTTTGTTCTTCAAGTCCCAGTCCGTAGTATAGGACAAAACAGAATGGATCTTGAAGATACTTTCCGATCATTGATTGAGTAATACCACTCTTATAGGGACCAGCCCATTTCCATTTCATGATGGTTAGTTGTACGGTCCAAGGTAATTGGGTTTATCGGGATTGGTGGTTTCAAGAGGAACTTCAATTGGTTGTTTACCATAAAACTGGTCGAGTAGATCCCGTATTGTGTTTGTTACGAGGGTTGAAGTCATGATCTCTGGAGTTAGTCGGATGGTTATGCTAGATCCGCAATGTTCTACACCATTCTTCATAAAAACACATTCATCGATTATAGCTATTGTGTTTTTATGTATCAGGGATTTTGTTAACTTTTGTCCTTCAACTCTAACAACTTGAAGAAAGTCTCGTTCAGTTGTTTGGTGGAGTGTATACGGAGTATATATAAATTGGTTTGGTGTGGGTGGGTCTTTGTCGTTGGGAATCATGATTTCTTTAGGTACTCGGTTTCTTCTTTTTTAATGAAGAACGTGGTGTTGGAGGGTTCTTGGGAAAGAGATTGTGTGAGGAATTTGAGTGCTGCAATGTATGTGTCAGATTCTACGTTGGATAACTCGTAGTCTTGAGCAAACTGTTGGTTGTTGGTGAGAACTGCTGCTCGAAGATTGATAAAGGCATATATCACATCAATTGCTGTGTCGAGGAGATGATGATGGTTTGTTGGAATGTAATCTTGTTCAATACATTCCTTGGCTACTTCCTGGGGAGGAGTAATCGGTTCTGGGTCCGTCATAGGTCAGTTGTCTTTCTGTAGTTCGAGCAGGAAGGTTTCTAGGAGACGAGCTTGGCGTTTGATTGTGAGGAGTTTGTATTCGAGTCTAGCTATTGCGGCTGGATGAGTTAAGGAGATGGAAGGGAGTTGTGTATGAAAATTGTCTCTGGCAAGAGCACCCAAGTGTACGACAGCTTGGGGTCGATATGAGGATAGTAGTTCGGTAATGTGTGGACGACAAAGTTCCATTTCTTTTCGAGTGGGTTGTCGGTTGTGGTCGATAGCGTCGAAGTGAACACCTGGTTCTCTAAGGGCTGTAGTTGCTTCGTCGTCGGTAAATGTGTCAATTGGATCTCCGTTTTTATCGTAGAGTTGAACGATAGTCATTGGTTGACAACAAACGAGGTTTGTTATGCAATAATTGAATGATGCTCGAACGAATGAAAAGAGGAGGTCTAGGATTCTTCCGGAAGTTCCAGTAAAGGGAATTCCAGTAGCATTTTCTGTAACTCCTGGGGCTTCACCAATAAAGAGGATTCTACTGGGGGTGGTTCCGGCAAAGGTGTGGGTTCCGTCTCTTCTAACACAGGTTCTTCGTCGTCCAACACATAATCCGCAGTTGGTACAATTTCGCCAGTCGGCATGGCCTGTATAACTATTGTAGACGAGATTTGTGCCTCGTATCGGATTCCCGATAGGATCTTGTTTAACATTTCCATCGAGCATCGTCTGTCTCCGTTGAGAATTGCGTGAAAGTTTGGAGTTGACATTCCGATTCGTTCACAGTATTGTCGGTAGTTACCTGGAGCGAGTCTGTCAATTAAGTCTTTTATGGCGTAACCTTCTCGCTGCTTCAGCAAGAGTATCTGGTCTTGTCTCGAAGGATCGTTCAGGACGATAGTTAGAGTGTCTAAACTCCGGATTGCGTCTCTCGAGAACTCGACAGATCGTTTCAATGGTGGTGGTTGGTCCATCTTTTATATCCGTTGACATGAAATAAAGTATGACCCAGTTGGCGAGAATGAGATCATTGTGTTTGGTGTAGTCTCGTTTCATTCCGTGGTAGCTAGTGTGTCCAGTTCCGTATCCTTGGAGTTCGATTGCAACCTTTTCCTGGGGGAAGCAGAAGTCTATTTCCCATTTACGGATTGGTTTAGCTGGATCAATGGTTGGAAGGTGGACTGTATGATGGAATACGATTGGGTATGTGCTGTGGTTTCTCCAAAGATTATGGAAATGTTCTTCAAAGTTGCTGTCGTATAGACCCTGGCTGGATCGGAACTTCTTTTTCATTGGGTTGTACTTCCTGTTTTGATTCAAAGAACTCGTTCTGGACACCCAGAAGTAAAAGTTCTTTACGTGCTTCCATTAGGCAAAACAAGCATTTCTGGAATGCTGAGGTTATCAATACGAATGAATCAAGGCGTTGGTCATCTTCTCTTATTTCTGGGGAGACCGGGAATCCAGGGTTGGATGAGATTTGGTCTACTTTGGGGTGTGTGTATTCCATCTGAGTGAGAGTAGCACAAAGACGGATGCTGTTCTGAATGTTGGTGTAGAGTTGGCCTTCATGACTCATATGTGAAATCCTGTCAGAAAATGAATGATGTCGTGAACGAGAGAACCGATTCCGTAGATGACGAGAAAGAGTACAATAGCAATAAGTGCTTTTGATGGTGGTGGATTTGAAGTAAAATATCTCATGAGGATTCTCTATCACTATTCTCTAAGTCAAAGTAATGAATACCAACTGGACAACGTGGGATACCGGATGGGAAGAATCCCTCGAATTCAATCTTGAGGAACTTCCCGATGTAGTTTTCTTTGAAACGAAGAATGTTCTGTCGTTTCTGTTTGGTTCCCTTGAAGGAACAATTGAATTCTTCTCCGTGGCTGGTCTTACAAACAAAGATTCCTTGTTGTTCAGAACCAGCAACTACGTCAATGATTTCGAATTCACTATCGATGAATTTCTTCATCTTGAGTAGATTCTTAGATCGTTTGTTTACTTCATACGGAGCATGAAGATTACGAATAATCATCCCCTCGTATTTTTGAGAGAGGTATAATTGGAATTGGTCACTGATGATTTCATCGGTGATGTTGGCTGGATCTGGGACTATGGTCGTCTGTACGAGCTTGAACGGACACTTGTGTGAGAAGAAACGGTTCTTTTGGTACGGGTGGTTGGGTGAGGTCTTGAAGTAGATATAGGCTTCCTCCATTTCCATAACGATCCTATGTGCTTCTTCAATTCGTGCTTCGAACGGTGCTTCTGTGTCGACGACATCAAATACGTGATACTCAATTTCGAGAGATACTCGTGGGTCGGGTGTGCTACGCAGAGTGTAACTCTCAATGACATTGAAGTCTGTGTTGGGGATATAAAGCTCACCATCGAGCTTGATTCCTTCTGGAATCCGTTGGAGGTACATCTCCAAGTGAGGGCATGAGGTAATAAGTCGATTCTTGCGAGAAAGTAACCCGTCTCTTGAGAGGATACACCGTACTCCATCCAACTTAGGTTGAAAGGCATATCCCGGAAAATCTGGATTACCTTTGTACTCATGTGCGAGCATAGGAAGCGACGGAGGGGCCGTTGGAATCGTAGAGGTATATCCCTTGCGATCTTCCTGATAACGAACTCGACTATGGAATTCTGCGATAGCTGCGTCGATTGAGTCACAAGGTATGTCCTGATTTGCGAGAAGGGTTTCCTGGGGAGGAGATGCTGCGGATGCCATAGTCATACGCCCCCACATGATACGGACGGATGTTGGTTCTTCAATGACTTCGGCTTTCCACCAAGAGATATCATTGAAGTTGTTCAGGACATAGAGGGTCTGTTTTAACGACATGTTAATTGCCTTTTACTTTTTGGTTGAGATGATAGTCTACACGACTTCGGAGGACTTCGCAGAGCATTGAATCGAGCATGTGTTTGACAACAGGATCTACTCGAATGTGCTTATATCGGGCTGCTTCTTCCAATGTGAATTGGAGAGCATAGATAAGAATAGTTAGGGCTTCTGGTCCGGTAGAACCTGTGAGGGTATCGTACAGTTTTTCACATTTCTTGTTGTCGGATTCGAATAGTTGATCGAAAATTTCACCACGAATTTGTTCTGGTGTCATTTTTACTCCGAATAAAGGTAGTACATGTCTTGTTTTGAACGTGTTTGTGCTACGAAATCCACGTTAATTTCTTGTTCTCGTTGGATTTCAGTCTTAGCTTTATTGGACGGAACGGGTGGATTTAGGATACCTACGATCTTAGATTCGAGTCCTTTTGCCTTGTGAACGGTCGATAAACGGAGAAAATTGGTGCCTTTTGGGGGTGAAAGTAGGTCATTTATGACACTTTCGAAGTCAGAAAGTACCGTACAAGACTTCAAAACGTGTCGAATACAGTCAATTTTGTCAGAAGTTGCCTGTTGAGCCATAGCATCTCCCGATTGAAGGCATCGAGTCTCGTATTGATCGAGTTTGTACGATAAATCGTCCAAATCTCTAGCATTTCGGTTCTTTACGGTCGAAATGAGGGATTTAGCCAAAGTATCACCTAAGGTCTTGCATGGAATGCCGTGTTTGATCAAATCTAGGGCAGTTTTGACCAAAGGAGCGTTATATCGACATACAATCAAAGGATTATGCTGTAACATCTCCTTTGCCCAAGCTGTTCTGTCAGTATAATTGATTCTTTCGATCAATCCTGGGAGTTTTCCTGGGAGGGGTCGTACCTGAGCTGTGGGTCTGATACGATTAGCGTTGTCAGCGTGGTTTGGTGGGAGTCTGAAAGAGGTTTTAAGGGTAAACTCTGCTGAGATGATCTCCCTAATGCGGTCGATGGAATACGGGTCTGCACCTGAAAAGGCGTTAATTGCTTGGTTTTCATCTCCACAAAATACCAAGTGTTCGCAGAGTTTGAGTGACAAAGCGAGTCTGGCCGGGGACAAATCTTGACATTCATCTACGAATCCTATTGGATAGAGTGGGGTATTGAGTAGCCAAAGAGCTAGCCAAACTTGATCGATGTATGGAATACCAATACGACGGTCAACTTGTTTGGATGCTCGGATGATTTGAGCACACTGAGACACCATTTCAGAGTGAGGCTTGAATGGTGCTAGCTCACTGTACTTCATTTGAAGAATGTAGATGTTCTCGTCCGATGCTTCAAGAAGTTCTTCCTTGAGTTTCTCTACGTATCGGAGTGAGGACAGCCAAGCAAACTTGTTCTTGTTCTGAGACATGGACTGTCCAGTGATCTTTTCAACAAGAATTTCTCCAGCTTTCTCATTGATCGGAATAAACCCGTAGTGCTTCTTGAGAACAGTTGCTCCCCAACCGTGATGAGTTCGTACTTCACAGTCTTTATGGATTCTTTTCTCAAGTTCTTTAACGATAGTACGGTTGTAAGCCATATAGATAGCTGGTACTGCCGTTTCTCCTTCTTTCCTGGGGAAGTTGGTTCGGCACCAGTCATATATGATGGCTTGTTCTTCGGTGTTTTGGAATCGTTCTAACCACATGGTCGGGTTGACAGAACGGTAGTAGAGGTAAGCATCGACCAAGGTGTGGGTCTTTCCACACCCTGGTCCGGCAGATATCAGTGCATTGGTCATGAGTGGTTGAATCCTGGGACGTCTCTGTATCGATCTACTACTAGATCGAGTTTATGGAGATTGTAGAGGGCTTGGAGTCGTATTGCTGATTCTTCGGACCAGTGTTCTAGTCCTTCTTCAGCTACAATGGCTTGGTCTACGGAAATTTGGTCGGAGGGATCGTAGTAAACTGCAACTTCATGGTATGAACCAAAGTCATGAGGGAATGATTTGATTCGAAAAACCACAGATAGGTCTTGAGTGTCGGTGAGGGAGAATCTATTTCGGAGATTGTGTGTTAGATCCTGAATGTAATAACTACATTCGGTTCTTGCTATTTCACTGTACTTGGGGTGTCCGACTTGGATACAGGGTTCGTCTCCTGGAGTGCAGCCAATTGTGAAGTAATCTGTCGACATGACATTAAATCTTTCTGTATTCTGTTTGAGAGTTCATCGAATTTGTACTCATACGTATGAGTAAACCAAAGTTCTTTGACTAGATCGAGGCAGAGTTGTGCTTCTCTGAATCTGCGATGGTTGATGAGAGACAGAATTTTATCTTTCTGTCTTACAAGTAGAAAATCCATTTCTTCTTCAGTTAGAGTGGTCACAGTATCTCCTTATGATATCTGTTGGTCGCGGAAAAATGTTGTAAGTTCTTGGGAAATAAGAACTTAGGAATTAGTATCATGGTGGTGATATTAAGTCGGGTTTCTAAAAAATGGGGTGGTGACTTTCACGAAGCGGAAAAGGATCATACCATGATACCATCAAGCATAAAATATGCTATAAATCCGATACAGACACAAAATAGAATATCTATAAAAATCATGGACATCCCCATTCTTTATCCAAACGGAGAATGGTGTCGAGTCTCACAAGAGGTACAGAAAGGAAGCACTTAAAGATACGATCAAACATATCTGGGAATTTACAGATAATTTCACAGAGACGGATCAGCTTCCGCAGCTTTTCTGGGTGGAGAGTGTAGAGAGTGTCCCTGTTGGGTGTAAGAGTGAATCTCTTAAACTTAGGGAGCTTAACACGGAGATACCGATAGAGGAAGGCGAGTATTCTCTCTTCGGTTCTGGCTGACCAGTTGTATACAATAGAGAAGATGGTAAGCCTGCAAGATACATAGGACCACGAACGATTGACTAAAACTTTCATCATACAATCCTTGAAATGAACGTCAGAACTCGTACGGAATAAATTGTAAGAACAACACGAACTATGTTGTATGGTTTTTGAGAGCTTCTGCCATCTTCTTGGTTAGCTTCTCATGTTTCTTCTTTGACTTCATGAGTTTCTTTACCATAGACTTCATGGTAGCATCTTCTCTGGCCTGGATGGCCTTTTTCCTGGGGGACCAGGGATTTGGTCCTACTGTGAATGCTTTGGGTAGTCCTACTCCATCTCCATCGTACTTGGTTGGTTGATGACCTGGATCGGAATTTTGATTATCCATAATGTTCTTTCCGTAATTCGATGTCTTGATGATCTTGACCATGATACTTTCTTTCTTGATGAAAACAAAAGTTAATAAATTATCTGTGACCGACTGTTTTGATTTGAAGCATAATTGGCTCTAACAACTTGTTAGCTCGGGCCACCGCTTCTTTCTGGGGGAGGAAATCTAGCTGGAGCATAGAGAGAGTGAGAGGGGAATCGAAGAATGCCTTTCTGTAGTTGAGGGTGAAGTTGGGGATAAGTAGCTTTAGGTCTGCTGGTGACTTCATTTTGGGTCTGATAGTGTATCCCTTGTGAAATAGAATACATCCAAGAATATCGTACTGTTCACCGTCAAATAAATAAATTGAGGGGTGACGAAGTAGAATCAAGGGAATTTCGATTGTAGTCATTATGAATACACTGTCGCAAAATGAGACGCGGCGGATCTAATGATATCACAACGCGATACCAAGATAGAACGCTCCGCCAATGTAATTATATGCAAGGCAAGTAGAAAGTCAAACGGAATTTTTAAAATAATTTTAGGGCGGATTTAAGTGGATGAAATGCGGACCTGTGGAAGTACCGAAATTTTATAAAAAAATTTATGGGAAAGGATGTGAATATAAAAATTAAAAATTTGAGGAAGACA